CACCCTGAAGTCGCAGTTTGCGATTACCCAGGGCGGCGCTCCGGGGCAGCAGGGCCTTTCGACTGAGCTTGAGGGTGGCGTAACCGCTATCGCCAAGAAGCTTCAGAAGACCCTCTTCCAGGGAAACGCTGACACGACTGCTTCGGCAGGTACCGCAACTGAGCTTGGAGCCTACGACGCAAACGGCTTCACTGGTCTTCGCAAGCTCCTCGGGGCTGCGGCGGCTACGGCTCAGATTGTCAACAAGGGCACGGCTGCCTATCTCGCAACGATCAACGACAACGTTGCCAGCATCTTGAATGCCGGTGGCAACCCGTCCGCGATCCTCTGCACGCCTGCTGACTACGCTGGCCTGGTGAATGAGCTGACGAATCTCGTCCGCTACAACGCCCCAGCGCAGACCGCACAGACCGCTGGCGCGACTTTCGGGTCGGTCGTCACGGCTGCCGGCGAGCTCCCAATCCTTGCCGTCCCAGGGGACAGCATCGGTGGGTATACGGTTAGCTCGGTAAACTACCGCGATATGTACGTGGTAGACGAGTCGGTCTGGTCGATGCCGTACCTTGGTTCGGACTCAATCACGACGCTCGAGATCCCAGTCGGAACGAACGGTTCCTTGTCACGCCTCTACATCATGTACTGCATGTATGGCTTGGCGAACAAGTCTCCTCAGTTCAACGGTAAGATCCGAGTCACGACCGCGTAAGCGATCGTTTTGTAGACTTAGTGAAGGGGGGCGGGGGAAACCCCGCTCCCCTTTGCTTTTGGTGGGAATATGGCAAAGCGAAGAAAAAATAGAAAGATATCTCATCACGAAGTAATGGCAAAAAAGGCAATTGCTTATGCTATTGCGCAAAACCCCGAATATTTGGTAGAAATTCACTGGGAATACGGAAACGCAATTATGCTTTCCAATGGAACGTCTATTCGATTTGAGAATGGTCGGGCCAAAATTCCCCTTCGCCTCCTTCCGGAGGTTGAGCAGCACGGGTGCAGGCGCATCTAATAAGGAGAATCATCATGGTAGATTTCACGGATCTTTTTGGTAACGAAAACACTGAAGCAGAGGTCGAGGAAGAGGTGGTTGCTCCTGTCGTTGAGGCAGCGCCAGCCCCTGTCGTGACGCAAGCACCGGCTCGTGTCGCATCAAATGTCCAGGTTTCTGCCGCAAGCGCGGACGAATGGGAAGTTGCCCCTGGCGTTTGGCAGATTGTAACTCCAGTCACTGGTGCATTTACTCTCCCAGACGGGACATGGGTTCGACCAACGGAAACCAACGGGGTTTCCCGTGCGGCAGTTCCAGCCCAGTGGGTTGAGTACGTTCGGGCCCTTCGGGGATAATTCGTAGGCAGTCCAATCCTGGACCGCTGAGCAGAGAAAGGCGATAATAGGCATATGGCAACTCTTTTGAAGCTCAGCGTTCCCGGGATTGTGACCGACATCGCCACGTATAACCGCCTGCAGGTTGGGCGGGCTACGAACGAGGCTGACGCCACTGCGCGCACAGGAACCTGGGAGCTCATTGAATATCAAGCCTTAATATCTAACGTTTCAACTTATGAATATACCGACGCAAGCGGGTCTTCTGTACATTGGTACTCATATCGACTAAATCATTCCGGGACTAATGCCTCGGGATCTTTTTCTACCCCCGAAGTTGGCCGAGTGTACGGCTACATTAGTGTCGGAGAGTTTAAAGAATACGAAATTGGGGATTTGTTTAATCCCGACGGCACTGAGGTATCGGATTCAAAGATTCGCCAGATGGTGAAAATGGCAAGCTCTATGATTGACTCATTTGTTGGCTATTCTTTCGATCACCGTAGATCTACCGAGAAGCATCGTTGGGATCAGCGGACACGAAGAATATATCCAATTCATAAGGGCATCCGGTCGGTTGACTCAGTAAGGATTCACGTAAGCGCGATGCAGTCTGCTGCGTTTACGGTCAATGACATCTTTATCAATGACGACCGCGGATATGTTGAAATCACGTCTCTTGCCAACGTAACCTATTCGCTTTTCCCGGCTATTGTTGCCCTTGGAATGATTGAGCCAGTCGCAGAAATAACCTACACCCATGGGGATAATGCTCCACCCCAGGATATTAAGGACGCAACTGCGTTGATTGTTGTTGATCTCCTTGCAAAAGATTCCCTTGCAAAGCAGGGGATGCAGGGGATCTCGCGTTTGCGTGTTGGCGAAATGGAAATCTACGCAGACCCTGCCTCTGTCGGTCCGGCCAGGGTTCCGCTTGCTGCAATCCCGCAAGCCGCGATCCTTATGCTTGACCCATATGTAAGGACTTCAATTCGATGATTCCTGGCCTTTTTACTATCGTATCTCTCACAAGGCCAGGGCTCACCGGCCAAGATGCAATGGGCAGTCCCATCATTGCCAACGCCAGCGTATGGACAAAGCGCGGTCACTATCAGCAAAGCTATCACCAGGAAGGCATCGGCCCAACCGGCAGGTCAACAAAGGATGTTTATAAGTTCTGGCTTCCATTTGCCACGGGCGACTATCGCCCCCAGGTCGGAGATATCCTGAGCGCAGACAGCCGCAGCTATACCGTAGTTGAAACAGCTCAAGAGAGCCTCCGCCATCACCTTCTTGTCATTACCCGAATCACAGAGTAGCCATGGCAAAGGGCTCGGTCACATTCAATATCAAGGCCGCCGAGAGTAGCCTTAGGGCCGTCCGTAAGACCCTCCAGGAGTCAGTTGACCATCTAAACCCAACATTCCAGGCAGTGGCCGTAGAAATCGTGCAAAACGCCGTCTACGGCGGTCCTAACAGCCTTGCCGGCATGGCGTCGGAGCTTGCACCCATAGATACCGGGGCGCTGCAGGCTGGCCTTGCCTCCCCGGACTCTAGCGAGGAGTTTGATAAAGGCCGATCATCTCAGAGCGTCTTTTCGGTCTCACCAATGGGCAAAGGTGGAGTTCAGTATGTTTCTGTGACCTACGGCACTGACCCGAAGAGGGATGACGGCACCGGATATGCTCAATACGTAAAAGAGGATTTCCTATCTGCCCCAGCGGCAAAGTTCCGAACGAATATGGCCAGGCTTGGTACTGACATATCGCAGGCCATTGCAGCAGTCATTGCAGCCAACGTTCGCGTGGCAGCATCGAAATCCGGAACATACTCAGCTGCGAAAACTCGACTTAGCCCAACAAGCGTATTGAGATTGCTCAGGCAGTTTGGCTCAATTCCAATAGAGACAACAAGCGGAAGACAGTATGGGTACCGCAGACTTGCATCAATGTCGCGGTCCCAATACCTCAAGATCATGCGCCAGCGGCGCTATCTTGCCGGCAAACGATCTAGCTAAGCCTAATCAGGTACTCAGCCGTAACGCCTTCTTTATGCTGGAAAAGCAGCCATTGGCAAGGCTCGCCAGCTGATGCAAGTTGCTCCTGAGCGTAGGTGTTCGAACTTTCGGTCGACCCGCCGCTCCAGTGAGTAATCCCGTTTAAGTACATCCTTGTTGGCGTATGGAAGTGTCCAGCGGCGCTATAGTCAAATCGCGCTACCGTCATGTTCCAACCCTGAAGCTTTTTGCCAAACCCATACCATGGGAATCCAGCAAAGCCCCCACCAACTTGGTCACCGTGGAACAGGAACCACGTCTTGCCCTTTACCTCGTCTGCCGCAAACCAAGCTCGCTCACCCTCAGCAAGAGTTTCAACCCATTCGACGTTCTCTTGGCCTTTAAGCAACATTGATGCAATGCGATACATCATTGCGTCTGCGTTGCTCTCTGGATGGAATGTTCCCTTTCGACCAAGGCGGCCATGGTTGCCAATGACGCCAACAACTTTGATCTTTTCAAAATCGCTAGAAAGTTTTCTAACCAGGCCGGCAAGGATTTCCCCGCCGTGGAAAATCTGGTTATAAAGCGAAGCATCAACTAGGTGCGCCTGCCCAGGGAAAATGTCTTCTCCCTCAATGAGGTCGCCAAGAAGGTAAATTCTTAGCTCACGCACTGGGTGCGCCTTGCGCTGGATATCAACAAGCTTCTGGACCTTATCGGCAAGCTGCTTGATTCGGTCAGCGCAAACCTCTGAGTTATAGGTCGGAGTAATCTTTCCAAGCTGCCAATCTGAGAGCAGCAAAATCGCTGTCTCATCATCGCCCTTGCGGCCGTCATGCTTTGGCGCCTTTACCTGCTCAATATTAATCGCCGCTGCGGCTTCTCGTGCTGCCTGGTAAACAGCCTCAATCAGCTCCTGCTTTTCACGATCCTTGTCATCAAGCTTTCTAAGGGCTTTGCGATGCGCTGCCTTGAGGCGTTCAATTTCAGAGGTCGCCTCATATGCTGCATTTTCTCGCTCAGCAATTGAGCTAATAATGTCCGGCGTCATGCCAGAATTAATCTTATCTCGGAGTGATCCCGGTACCGCACTTGGCTTCCCGCCGTTGTTGATTCTCTTGTCAACAAACGATGCCTTGCCGCGAAGCAAATTGTTGCGCATGATTCTCCAGGAATCCCTGCTACGGTCTGGGTGCGAAGCAGAGAATGCTTCGTACGTCATGTTTATTGCATCCTGTTTTTCCTGCGCGGTCCATGACCGCACGGAGAACTCTGGCATGAAAAACTCCTTTGCCGAGGGAGGAAAGACTACTTCTTCCCAGCCGGCTTCTTCTTGGCCGTCTTAGCTGCAGACTTGGCCTTGGGCTTTGGCGCCCGCTCTACAAGAGGCTCAGGAGAGCCCAAGAGCTTCAGTTCAACCACGTGGATGGCTCTCTTTAGCGCCTTTTCCACAACTTTTCGTACTCGATTCACTATCTTCTTCATGTTCATTTCCCTTCCGCCCGTCCTTGGGCAGTTCCTAGCATACCACATCTGTTAGCGATGCCCTCATGGGCGTAATGAGCGCAGAAGGGGTACGCCTAGATTGTATGCGTGAATAAATATACCATAGCACCATGACCGGAGTATACGAGGCTTTCTTCAGTGCCTTGAGCGGGGATGCCACGCTGCAGACCCTGCTTTCTGGCACGGCCACGGACAAAAAGGTATATCCCATCAACTTTACGGGTAAAAGTGGCCCTCCGGCCATCCGCGTAGCCATTCTTGGCGGCGGGAGCGATGTTGGGTTCGGGATTGACCGTCCAATTGTGGATATTGTAATAGTGAGCAAAATCAGCGCCGCAGAGATAAATACTATTGGCAACAGGGTAGATATAGTGCTTAATAGGAAGCGTCTTGCGGGTCCAAATGGGGCTGTGCTGCATTTGTCACACAAGATAACGCAAAGGGACTTTTTCGATGACCCAAGCTTGGAATACCGGCGTGTGATCCGGTACAGCGTCATCAAAACATAAGGGAGAAAACAAATGCTTACACTTGGATCTGGTGTAGTCAAGGTGGCGTTCTGGAAGTCCGGAGCGGTCATCGGACAGACCTCAAACTATTTTGCTAGCACTTCAGGCTACGGCAACACGGGCCAGCTCGTGACCGTTGGTGAGGTCGGCGGCGATGTCGAGTTCGACATTAACTTCCAGGAGCGAGAGTTCTACGGCCAGTCAAACTTCCCAATCGCTAAGGCGTTCTTCGGCGGCAAGGCCGACATTCGCGCCCGCGGTGTGGAAATCAACTGGGACAACGTAAAGAACCTGTTCCACGTATCGCTTGGTGAGGGCACCACGCTTGACTCAACGGCGTATGCTTATGCACACGACGACTTTACTGGCGGCTCGTATTCCGTCAACTTCGACCCAGATGGCGGGCGACCAAACTCATCGATTGCGAATGTGACGGCCCTGATGGGTCTGCCACGTCCTCTGTACGTTAAGTTTGAGCACATCCGTTCAGACGATCCATCGAAGTCAGTGATAATCCATTTGCCAAAGGCGTACAGCATGCAGCTCATGATGCCGTTCACCCGTGAAGACATTGCCCGACAGGACATTGACTTCTCGGCTGTTGTGGACCGCGACTGCAAGGTCACGTCAGGCTCTTCGAGCGCGACCCCATCGGTCGTACTCATCGAGGCGTAATAGAAAGAGGGGGTTACAAATATGTTTACACTTGGTAGCGGTCGACTTCAGGTTGGTACCTGGATTTCCGGCGGTCTTTATACTCAGGTCACCGGCGTATCTGTGACCCCCTCAACTGCCTCGGGTTCTCTCCCTGCCGGCACGTACTACGTGCGTGTCGCAGGGAAGAATGCCGCTGGTACAGCCAGCCCTTCGGCGACGTACATTACTGTACTTTCTGCAACTGGCAAGCTTACAATCAATTGGAGCGCGCTCACTGGAGCAAGCAGCGGTTATGACGTTTATGTTGGCACTGTCATCAACTATGACTGGAAGCAGGGCTCTGTTGACGCCGGCACCACGACCTTTGAGCTGACGGCTCTTGTGGACCCTGCAGGGGCAGACCTTGCACAATATAAGGGCATGCAGGATATTGGTGAAATTGGTGGCGACGTTGAATTTGACATCAGCTATCAGGAGCGTGAGTTCTTTGGCCAGTACAACTTCCCTATTGCAAAGGCCCACTTCGGTGGCAAGTCTGGCATCCGAGTTCGGGGCCTTGAGCTTGACCCTATGCGATTCTCAAAGCTTTTTAGCACCACTGTGACGAATAATGCAAGCACGTCGATTTACCCGGGCACGCTGACGTTCCGCGAAAGCCTAAACTTTGGCACCGCGGCGGTCAACCCGCTCGACCTCTCGATGCTCCGAAATCGACCTGTTCGATGCGCCTTCTCGCACACGCGATCTGACGACCCTTCGCAGTCTGTCAATATCGTCGCGCACAAGGCATGCATTTACCAGCATAATATTCCGTTTACACGTGAGGACATCATCAAGGTTGATCTTGAGTTCAACCTACAGTATGATTCCAGCACGGCGCAGATCGTGACAATCACGGCCTAATCGCCTAGCTGTAGCGGCCCTTAGGGGCCAGGAGTAGTTCACATGGCTAGCCTTAATGAAGTGCGCCCAACGCGGGTGCTCACCCTCAATGACCTCGCTGACATCGAGGATAAGTTCGGAGGTCTTGACAAGGTTGACCTTACGAAGTTCACTGTACTTCGCTACATTTTGTGGCTTGTCCTTAAGAAGGATGACGCCAAGCTTGATGAGCGAACAGTTGGTGATCAGTTTTCACTAGACACAATGCGGGAAGAGATCGATAAGGTACTTCGCTCCAGCGGCTTGATCGGCGCGGCCGACGAAGAAGGCGCTGAGGGAAAAGTAGCGGGGGCGTAAGCTGGGGAGAGATTGACTGGGGGTCAATCATGGCATCGTACGCAGATGCTTTTGGTTACACCCCAACGGAGTTCATGCAACTGACGCTCCCACAGCTGAACGCTTACGCAAAGTACGTTGAGAAGCGAGACGATCAAATGAAGAGCGAATCGAAATCAACCCCCGCAAAAAATAAGGCAAAGTTTGCTGATGGCAAGTCAGGGATGAAAACAATTCAATCCCTTGACCACCTGGCACAAGTATTTGGAAAGCCAGGAGCATAACCGGGGGGAGCGCACGTGGCGGAAGATAATGTAGCAAGAGTTGGCATAGCTCTTGACTCCGCCGCGTTCCAAGACGGTGTATCCCGTGCCCTTCGTGACATCGATCGTCTCCTTAGCGGCCTAAAGACGCTACAGAACGCCAACCGGCAAATCTCCCTTGCCGCTGGCGGAGGCATGTTTGGTTCCGGATCTAAGTCCCCCGTTTCCAACTTTGCTAGAGACATAAACCGAAATGCGATACCGGCCCTGCGCGACATGGAACGCAATGCGATCCGTGTTGGCGGGGCCGTTCGCCGTTCCATGATGGAAATTGGCAGACTGAATGCTGCCGCAGAGCAGGCACAGATTCGGCAAGAACGGGCAGCCATCACAGCTCAGCGAAGGGCCATGAATACATCTTCTCGTCGCGGAAGGTCCGCTAGGGACGAGGGGCTGTTTGGAACAGTGTCGTCAACCCCATTGTTTGAAGACCCACGTAGCAATTCAGGGAAAATTGCTGCACGCTATGTTCTTCGTAGCCTTGAAGAACTCATTACCTCCGAGTCTGAAAAATACCCAAAGATTATGCAACCGCGCCCACGCGGCGGCGGCGGACGAACAGCTAGCCGAGGCTCCGAAGAGACGGTCCAGAGCGTTGCAACGAAGTTTGCTCCAGGCAAGATCTTTAATACATCTACAAACCTAGAGGAAGGCCTTCCGGTTACAATCGTTGGACCGGGCGGAGAGAAGTTTGTTCTTTCTGGAAACGGTCGCGTCATGGGCTTGCGACAGCTTTCCAAGGCACCACAAGGTCGAGTTCCAATCGTTTCTGCCGTTGAGGGATTCGTTACCGGCAACCCAACTTTGTTTGGCGGTTCTACTGGCGTTGAGGAAACATTAAAGGCAGTTGCAAAAATTGCAAAGGCGAAGCAAACCCCAATCCTCACGAGGGAGCTCGTAAGCACCATGGCTCAGCTCGGTGAGCGAGAGTCAGGAAAGCTTGGACTTGGCCTGAACACTAGGACCGCAATGTCTGAATCGGAAATGGCGATGGCCGTCTCCAAGCTTCTTCAGCGTCCCCCTACTGGCCTTGCAAAGGGAACCCCGGGTAAGATCCTTTCCGGTGGCGGGCAGGCCGTGCAGGAGTTTATTGGCCAGGTACTTGAGGTCCTACCACCACAAGTAGTTCGTTCTAGGTATCAGACTAGCTCGGGCGAGTCCAATAAACAATTCCAGCAGCTCCTTGAAGGCGTTGCCATGTCTTCTGCGTACGGAAACAATCCAGCCACAGAGGCAATGATTACCAAGCTTCTTGAGGGCGGAAAATCAGGTCTTCCTCGAGAAATTGAGGGCGCCCTTCGACGAAACCTTGGCCCACAGCTCACCCTTCGCGGCAGGATTGCCTCTGGCGCAATCCCGGCTGAAATGGACCCGATTTACAATAACCTCCCGCAGGCCATTGAGCTGCTGGCAAGTGCTGGAAAGTCTTACGGACCAAAGTTTACTTCTGAGCAGATTGGAACACAGCAGGGGATGGAGCCCGCATCTCCAGAGGCGCTAAGTCTTGCACAGGCCATGCGCAAGGCTGGATCTGCTGGGCTCCCAGCATTCTTTGAGGCAATCGCCCAGTATGGCCAACGAGCCGTATCAGCCACCGCGCCAACCCTTGGGCTTGACCCGTCTGCGTTTGTTGCGGACCCATCTTCTGCAATAAAGATTGCGTCTGCTGCTGCTAAAAAGTTTAATGAGACAAGGGCCGCAGAGGCAAAGGCTAAGGCCGCAGCCGTGGCAGCGGGGAAGAGGCCCGCGGCTGCGATTAATCCAGAACTACTGACGCAACGAGTAGTAGAGGAAGCTATTAGTCAAATAGCAACCACCGAGGAAATTAAATCAGTAGCTGAAAGCGCATCAAAAAAGGGCACGGCCAAAGTAAAGAAAGCCGTAGAGCAAAAGGTCGAGCAGGTTGCTGAAGTTGTTGCTGAGGCAGTAGCTGACCCACGGGCCACCACGATGCGCCGGCCAGAGTCACAACGATTCTTTAAGGTTGAGCCTCGCGCCATTGGAACTGCAAAAGGTTCTGAAATAATCCGCAAGGGAGGATACCTTCCTTACGGGGAGGCATCAGAGGCGCAAAAAGGTAAGTACAACATGGCGCTTCTTACTGGGTACCACACAATTGAACGGGAATATGAGGCAGCCAAGAAAATTGAGGCGCTGCAGCCAAACAGAACTGAACAAGACCCTATACGCCAAAAGGTGGCTGCGATGGCGGCTGAGCTTGAAAGATTAAAGGCAATAATGGTTGAGCGCGGCCTTCACAAGCCAAGCATGGCAGAGCAAATTTCGGAGCTATTCCACGGGCCTTCGTCCGGAGCACCTGAGCTAACTCCGACCAGAAGCTCTGGCGGGGGAGGTGGCGGCGGTGGCGGCGGTCGTCGACGAACAACTTATGGCGGCGGCGGCGGCGGTGAGGAGCCAAAGGTTCCGAAGTGGATTGAGAATTTCCAGAATGCCGTTACGGCGGCAGGGTTTGATCCACAAAGCCTTCAGTACCTAAATTCGTCATTTAAATTTGGTGGTACAGCCGGGATAGTAGAGCCAGGTTTGCACGGGCAGTCACGAGCCGCCCTAGGCGCTTTGCAGCAATATGCTGCCGTGCGCCAGATGAGCTTTATGCAAATGTCACGATCTCCTGTCGGCGGAGGCTCAAACGGATTTTGGCAGCCTGGCCCTGGGGCAGAACAGGGCGGAATCGGCCTTGGGAACCTTGGGGCTAAGACCGCCGCTCCGTTGCTCAGGACGTTCATTCACGAAATAGCACACGGAACATTTAACGCCTTAATGGCTGGTGGATACAAGCCGCAAAGTAAGGTGGAAATGTTTGGACCAAAAGGCGAGGCTCTTGGCCCAGCAGGAGCACGATCCCTTCTCTCACCGTACCGAGAGTCGACCGCATCTGGCCACGTAGACCCTGCGTTCTATCGATCACAGGCAATGATCAGCAAGGCTGGCGGGGCGCTCCTGCCACAACTTGCGTTCCATAGGATGGTCGAAGAGATCATGCCGCAGGGGCATAACACTCAAGGCATTGGCATGGGCAAGTTCTCGCAACTTCTCACGCCGCACCTCAAGGAATTTGCCTCACCTGAGCAGGCGCAAGGCGCAGAGGAGTTTGTTAAGTTCTCAGCCCGAATGATGGAGGCAGCAAGCAACTTTACACAAGGGTCGATTGGCAGAGGTGGAGCCTTAAGCATCATGTCGGAAGGAATTCAACAGCTTGGGGCTTCCAGTAAGGCATTCCCCTCAACCTTCTTCCTTGAGGCAACATCCGTAGTCGGCAACGCCCTCAAGGGACTTGAGGCTGGTGACCCAGCAAACCTAACGAAAATGTCTAACGCCCTCATGAACGCGGCAGCACTTTCCGCAGGTCCTGGTGAGTTCCGACCAGGAATCGCAGTGGCGTCCAAAGCAGCAGAAGAAGTCGCCAGCTATTTGAGCAACGCAAGCATTGAAGAAAAGGCCGCGATAGCACTTGGCGCAAATCCAAAACTTCTTGGAGATACATCCTTTAACCCGGGAAATCAAAATCACATTAAGGCTGTTAACGAGGCCATAGCCCAAATAGCTGCAACTGCTTCTGAGACAGCTCGAGGCGCTTCGGTTGCGCGATTTGCCAATGGCCAAAGAATTGAAACTCCATACGCGGCAACCCAAGGCCTGCTTGGGCCATACGCTCCTGGATCGCTTATGTCCCAGACATCTCCACTGCAGTTCCCTGGCGGATCATTCCAGCAGCGCATGCAATGGTATGCAAGCCAGACACCTGGACAAAGGGCAGTTGAAGGCCCAATCCCTGGCGCCTATGCAAGAGCTACAGAATCGCGGTTTCTTGGCATTAGTCCTTCTTATCAAAAATCTTACATCCAGAGCAGAAATCGACTAGAGCTTGAGGCTGGACAGAAATCAAGTGCTCAGCAGCAATTTGTTGAATCTGCCAATGCCTCCGCACGATTCTCTTCTGTTCAAAGCAAGCTAAACCTTGTCGTACAGGACGGAAGCATTCAGTTTGGCCATCTTTCACGTGCCCTAACGTCTACTGGCGATGGATTTACTGTATCTACCATAAACGCATTGAAGTTTGCTGCCGCAATTGCCGTTGGGCAGCAGATTACCGGATCTATCGTTGGAGCGTTTGAGCATCTTAAGGGCGGAATCATTGGATTCAACGCCATGCTTGAGGCCGCCAGCGTAGGGTTTAACACCCTATTCAAGAACGCCGGCAGATCGATCAAAGAGGCAGAAGCGGAAACAACTAAGACTATTGCGACACTCCGTGACTTTGCCAACGTTACCAACTTTAGGTTTGGAGACCTTGAAACTGCCGCCCTAAGGATGCAGGCGTTCGGATTTGAGGTTGACACTGCCAAGGCGGCCCTCAAGGGTCAAATGCCCGTCCTTTATGAGGTAAAAAATGTTATCGCAGAAAACGCAAATGGAACTAAACAATTTGCTGGGGCACTGGTAAACATCGGCGATGCGGTTGCCGCGCTCGGAGGAGAAGACGACAAGCTGAGAAGGATTACGTACGCCCTTGGACAGATGAACTCTGCTGGGCGCGTATATCAGAACGACATGATGCAGCTGGCCAACGCCGGTATTGCCGGATACGATATCCTCGCTAAGGCGTTGCTCCAAGAAATTGAGGCTAGCCCCACCCTGAAGAAGGCCAATGCTGCCATTTATAACAAGCTGATGAACCCAGCCACCGCGGTCGAAGAGGTCCGCAGGTTGGCAAAGACGGGAAGATTGTTTGGCCCAGGAGCGGTTCAGGCAATCCTTGGCGGCCTTGAAGAGCGCTACGGCGGGGGAATGAAGGCATTCTCCAGGACCTTTGTTGGTGCATTGACAACCGTAGCAGATACGTCACAGTCCCTTGTTGCCACATCATTCAATCCGCTATTCTCCGTTGTCAGGGATCTCACTATTCAGCTGGCCGACTTCCTGCAGACAGCCGAGGCAACAACTGCCGCAACAGGGTTTGCAAAAACTATATCTGGAATTGCTGAGGCTATCCGTTCCGGTTTGCCGTCCGCAATTTCAATGGTCAATAAAGTTGTTTCTGCAGTTACTGACACGTTTGGAAAGCTTGCAGGAAGTGCCGTTAGCGGAACCAGCAGTCTTGGTGGATTTTTCCAGAATGCCATTAAGGGGCTTTCAACGATAGGCGACGTGTTGCAGAACGACGTCATTAGAAACTTTGGCGCAACACTCGTCACTGCAAAGTTGGTCCTTGGCTTTATATCCTCCAACCCGCTGCTTGCAACTATTACCGCATCTACCGCAGCCCTTGGGTTCTTGGCAACAGCAGTTCAGACAAATCAATTTGGTCTGGGGACGGCATTTGATAAGATTTCTGGTCCACTTCAGTCTTCTCTTAGCAACATTGGCAATAATCTACTTCCAAGCATCTCCGGATCTCTTACCTCTGCCGCCACTGTTATTGGAACTGCAATTGCCTCACTTATTCAGGCATTTGCGCCATTAATTCAGATAATCCTTGAAATTGTAAATGTTGTGTCCGGAGCGATGAAACCGTTCTCATCGATTCTTGGCATAGCATTGGCACTGTTTGTCGGAAAGCAAATACTTATCGACGGAGTTGCCTCGGCAATGGCACGATTTGCAATGTTCACTGATAAGGCAGCATCATCTATCGACAAGATGAAAATGCAATGGTTTGCCTTCAAGGAGCTGCGGGCATTTGAACGATTTGGCCAACAGACATTTACCGCACAAATGATTGAGCCACAGTACAACAAGGCCGGGGAGCTTACACGTCAAGGAGAGGTAATTTCTGGTCCGCTTGGCGGTCCAGGGCAAGGTCTGTCGAGCCCGCTACTTTATAAGATTGTAAATGCGCAGCTTGCAGCAGAGGCGGCTAAGCTTGGACTTAAGTATACCAATCAGAACGAGGGATTGACTGGTGCGCAAAAGATCTCAGCGGAAAGCATGCCAATAGCAGGTGACCAGGCGATTACGGCTCTTGCCTGGCTGAAGGGCCTAAAGAAAAGCGATGAGACGGCATATAACCAGGTTCTTAAGGGGGCCACCCCCTCTGAAAGACTGCAGCTAGAAGAGGCCATGAATGCTGGCATTCGGAATGTAGTTGGCACATTGACTGCTTTCAAGAACTCAGTTATGGCCATTGAGGGGAACTTTAATCGACTTAAGTTTGTTGCCGCAGCGCTTGCTGAAAAGCTTGGCGGTATTAGTAATCTGGCTACTGGAATGGGTGTTCTTGTCTCAGTGATTGGCTCTCTTACCGGCAGCGAAAGCCTTCAGCAGCTTGGGGCCACCCTTACCACCCTAGGGATTGCAGGATCTGCTCTTACCGGCGTCTTCAACGGGTTGAAGCTTGCGTTTGGTATGTCGTCCCTTGCCGCCGCAATTACAATGGTGATTGCAGCGCTTGGGGTGTGGGCGCTCAATCTGGCTGGAACATATCCGGATAAGAAGAAAAAGCTTGACCAAGTAGAGGGCATCTTCAGGGATTACGCGACAAATAAGCAACTTGATTTTAACACCCCGTATGACCAGCTGAATGACCCAGCTCTTAAGTGGTACAGGGACAACATAAAGCCGGACATGGGTCTCCTTATTACGGAAATTACCCCAGAGCTGCAAGAATTTATTGATCGCATCCAAGAAATAAATAATCAAGCCGCGAGTGATCGGGCCGCCATGAATCCCCGCTATCGACGACAGAGGAACGAGTCGCAGATTGAGCAGTATGCAATTAGGGGGTATACACCAGAGCAGATTGCTACATTCATGGGTCTTGACCTTACGTATGTAAAAAACTTCTTTAATAAGCTCGTTCAAGACGGTGGTGAGGCCGGTCAGAACATTACAAAGATCCTCACGGCGCAACTTGATGCTAGCGGTGAGGCCCTAAAGAAGGCACAAGACATTCTAGAAAAAGCCACTGCTGCCTTTGAGCGCCCACTCAACCGCCTCATGTCCCGAGTCCAGACACTTATCTCGGATCTATTTGCTGACGAGAAGAAGAAGCTGGAGGAGGCAAAGAACTCAGCTCTTGCCAACATTGAGGTTCTCTACAACGGTGAAACCATTCGACTTGGCGTACTTCAGGAGCAATACGATGTCCTTTCCGCCCAGAAGAAAGAAATGGAGGACATGCAGAAGCTTGAAGACCTTCGAACCAAGGCGTCTGAGGCGGCTCTTGGCATGTTTGATGCCGGAACAGACCCCCTTGAACGAGCTCGGGCAGCACGAGATGCTGCGCGGCAACTGTTCTCAGAAGGTGAGCAGATGCGCCTTGACTCAATGGCAAGCACTATTGAGTCGGCGAAGAAGAGCGTCCCGTATACCGCTACCTCAGAGGACTACGACCAGCGAGTTAAGGCCCTTGAGGTAGACCAGCAGGAGCGGCAGCGAGTACTGACCGAAACAATTGACGACCTTATGCGCAAGGTAAAAAATGGAAAGCTAACTGCAGCGGAAGCAAAGAAGATGCTGTACGACGCATTCTCGCAGACAGGACTTGACCTTTCAGTTGCAGCGGCTCAAGGCTATGACTTTATGGACAGCTTCTCTTCCGGGTTTATGGGCGCGCTTGAAAAGAACATTGATCGAACGTTTAAGAACTTGCCAAAGTTTATTACCTCTGCCCTGCGCGTGCTCAAAGAGGATGCGGCATACAAGAAGGCGCAAGATGAGCTAGCTAACATTCTTAACCCGACTGATGACAGCGCAAGAGTTTCTGGGTCAAGGGTCATTGCGGCAAGGGACGCCAGGTTGGGCGAGGCGAAGAGAATACTCTCCGCTCTTCATCTTGCTGAAAACATGCCTGGCCAAACGCAAGCACAAAAAGACAAGCTTGTTCAGCAAATGTCGCAGCTTGCAATATACATTTCTAAACTTGAAAAGACCAACATTTCCGCTGATCAAACATACCCACAGAACGACCTCACCCTTATCATGGAAAACTTTACTGCCAATACGTCTGGCATCCTCAAGATGCTTTATGCGTTGTTTGGATACCAGCAGACACAGAGCTGGTGGCAGAGCGGCGTTCCGCTTGCAAACCGACCAGGGGATCTGATTCCATCAAATTACAGGGCATCCGGTGGACCTGTTGGCGCCGGAACCTACATGGTCGGAGAGCGCGGACCAGAGATGCTGCAAATGTTCCCAAATGGCGGAGGCTATGTTGTCCCTAACCACAAGCTGCCTTCCGGCATGCGTTCATCCGCTGCTGCCCTTGGCGGCGGCATCATGGGCCGAGCATGGGGCGGTGGCGTAGGGCCAGTAAACCCAGAAGACCCATGGACCAGCAGGGCTCCAGTTGTTTCCGGACCAACTGGTGGTGGAATTAACGATTGGCATGATTGGGCAATTCGATTCAACGACCGAGAGGGGATGAAGTATTCGTTTGACTGGGGCGACGTAGTTATTGACGAGGACGCATTTGACAATATTGGCGAGGTAAAGAAATTCTTGGAAGGGATAAGCGCTCGAGTAAGAAAGTCAATTGCAGCAGCCCCCGAGGGAACGTTTGATCCAAGAAATCCTCGCACCAGGCCGCAAGTACATGTTGTTGCTAGGGGACCCGCCTCCTTCGCTAACGGTGCCATAGCGCAAATGGCGTCAACGCTCACAAATAAGATTGCACTGTACGGCGAAACGTGGTCAGAGAAGGAAAAAGACTGGAGGCCAAATCACCCAACAGAAATGCTTGATAGTATCCCGCATGAATTTGGACATATTGTTCATGGCAGGATAAATGCAAACAAGCATGCCGCCAGCAGGGCTGGATTTATGGATTACCTTGCCTCAATTGGGGGCGTAATCGGCGGTGGATATCGTCCTAGACCGGGACAGGGGCCAGGACCAGCATTCTTTGACGCCATGTTGCGAATGAGCCCAGAGCTTGGTTTGTATGATGCAGCAAAAGAAATTCCCGGTAATCGATCTATTATTGATTCTATTGACGCCATTGGAAAGCGAAACGGCAGAAAAAATACCTTCTTCTCTCCCGGACATTACGAACAAAATTACGGCGAAATGTATGCGCAGCTTTTCCAAAACTGGGTAGACAGCGACATGGGAAGAATGAAAATGGTCGGTGTGCCAGGAGGAGCAAACGAGTACCTGAGGAACTTGGCGGCGCAGCAGGGTTGGAGGTCCTACGTAGGCACGGACGCATCTAAGCTGCCAGCGCTACGCGGAAAAGTTTCTTCCCCAGGATACGGACTAAGACCAGGAAACATTCTTTATAATAATAGGGCGCAGGCAGGAATAGGATCGCTGCTTGACATCGGTCAAATGGCGGCAACTGGCACGTTGAGCACGGCCGGTGTTGCTGCATCTGCGGGGCTCAATGCGATGAGCTTAATCCCAAAGATTGGCGGCCCGCTTTCTGCGGTTGCCGGCCTTGGACTCACTGCGGCGACTGGCGGGAATGTCATGCGTGCCCTGTTCTCAACAGTTGGCTCAATCGGCGGTGGACTGCTCGGCGGCCTGCTTGGATCGTTCCTTGCCCCGGGAGTTGGAACGGTTGCCCTTGGGTATGGGGCTTCAATGGCTGGCGGCGCGCTTGGTGGATCACTCTATGACCTCCTCTTTGGCGGCCCTGGTGGCTCAACGGTGCAAGGCTCCTTCCGCAAGGGCGCATTTGACATTCCCGGCAAGGCGTGGGGCGGGGCGGTAGGTCCGTCCGGCCCTGAAGGGGCTAACTTTACAAACTTTGGCGACAAGGGCAGGACTACTGGGAAAATGCCAGCTGCATTCCTTGATCGGTTCATGAAGTATGGGATGCAAGGCCTATACAACACTCCGTGGGAAAAATATATTGGTGGCAGCTACATGCCGGTCTACGGTAATGCCGTAAATGCTTGGTGGGACCGCCTCACGGTAGCCTCTTCAGTTCCATTTAGCTCACTTCCTAAGTACCAGCAACTGAACGAGATTATGTCTGGAGCATATCTTCCTCCAGAGTTTTACACCGGAAACAAGGAAAACCTTTCATATGCAGAGCTGATGGCGTCTCGTGGGGCCAAGTTCCCCGGCGTGGTACAGGGGTGGCTGACAGCGTTTGGCGACAAGCCACCCGTCACCTATTGGGACCGAGAGACCAGGGAGAACAACCCAGAGAACGCAGAATACCTTAAATACAATAAGCTTTACAACTGGTGGCGGAAAGTCGGACAGTTTGGAAACTATAAGGGGTATGACGACCCGTACTACCGCTGGACCAAAACTATTGATCCAAAAACAGGCACCCTTACGGACACATGGCCAGAAACTGCCCTAAGCAGGAAATCTAAAAGGGTTCAGGATCTCATCCCTGAAATTTCCACATGGATGCTTACCCATGCGGGCCCAATGACGCAAGGCTGGTTTGGCAAGGAGTGGACCATGGACCAGTATAAGTCTTCCCCATGGGGTAAGAAAATGTTTGGGCCATGGAAGGACATCATGTTTGGCGAGGGCGGGTTTGTAGGCGACATAGAGAAATACTCGCAGAGAGTACAGCAGGGGTGGATGGGTGAGCGCTATGCGGCAGGGGGAAGCTATCGACAAAATCGAGCATTCCTTGTTGGCGAAAATGGCCCAGAGATCATGGTTCCGGGTGGGCTAGGAGGATCAATCATCCCTAACCACAAGCTGCGCGGACCAGGAAACATCGGGTCAATGGCCAGCGGCCAGAGCGTCAACGCCTCTGTCATTATCAACAATCCAACCGTGTCAAACAGCGCAGATATTGATAAACTAGCTGCAAAGGTAAGCGAGGCTCAAACACGAGCCCTGCGTGCAGCTGGATATGTAAGGCCGTCATAATATGCCAACATCAAGCGTAACCGGTTCAATCTCCGTACTGCTGCAGCCAAAGCTGCTTAACCACACCCCCCTGGGTGATGGCTTCTTTGACATAACTAAGCGGGTCATGTTCTCTGAGTCCGGAAACGACTCAACCTTTGAGTTTGTTCAGAGCTCGGACGGAAACCAGTCCACGGCAAAGTTTTCTCTTTTTACAATGTTTCCAATCTCTGCCACCAGGTGGTCGGGGTACTCTGGTGCTACTGTTGACAATAAGGTTGCCAACGCGCTAGTCGATCCAACGTTTGACTTTGAAATCCCCTCCCGCACAGAGGTAAAGATCTACGAAGGCGATGACCTCGTATTCGGCGGCATCGTTACCGAAGTCTCAAGGGTGCGCCAGGGCGGCATGATTATCATGGAAGTGAAGTGCGCAGACTACACCGCGCTGCTTGACGAGCTCGTGATTGACCGCTATAAGGTTCCATACCTTGCCAAGGACTACGAGATCATCAAGGGCGGCTTTAGTACTGACGCTGACGAGAACGCCATAAAGATTACCAAACTGAACGACGGGGGCTCTGGGTCTGTCCGGGAGATCGTCGTATCACTTGATGACGCCCACGACCTTACGGTTGGCCAAGAGGTCATCATTGACAAGACAACAAACTACAACGGCACATGGACTGTATCCGAGATACTCTCCTTGTTTGCATACAAAGCCACAAAGAGCGGGACCGCCCCATACAGCGCAAGCAGCGAGACCAGCGGACGCCACATCCCAAGGACCATCTCGTTCTTTGACGACATCCGAACAACTGATCCGTATTCGGGGGCAACCTTCAATGCCGGGATCACCTTTGATTCGTCCAGCGTCAAGGAGGAGCTAAGCCAGGTACGCTTCAGCCCGGTCACCTATCTTCCCGATCCCAAGTTCCCTGAGCAGCTTGGGGCAAAGATATGGATACCATTTGGAGATCCGAAATCTAGCTCCGGACGCCTTACATTTGACCCAAAGAGTGGCGACACCACTACGGACCTTCGGCTTGCGCGCATTGAGAGCACGATTGTTGAGCGATACGCGATAAAGTCCATATCAACAACGGCACAAGGAACTTCACCTGACCTGTACTACACCGTTACAATTATGGGAACGCACTACATCACTGACGGCACCAGGGTTGGCATTCAGAACGCACTCTTTGGCGACCCTAACAACGTGACGCAAATGTTTAGGGTTGATAATGTTGCAAGCGATACAACGTTGCGAATCTACACTGAGCAAGGCGTCAATATCACTCCGATTACTGCCACCATTACCGCGGCTACCAGCGCTAACGGAAAAACAACATACACTGCGGTTAATACATTCAAGGTTGGGGACTTTGTTGGAATCTCTGACATTACTCAGTCTGGATCAACTGGAACGTTTAACATCCCCATGGGCACGATTACTTCGTGCACGCCCACCTCATTTACTATTAACAACACGACTACTAATACGTATACATCTGGAGGGTTTGCAAGCGTAAGCTTTGTGACAATATCTGATCCTGCAAGCCTTCAGGCAGCAGAAAAGCGATTCCGCATAGTGGCCGGATGCAGGCCAAACATTACTGCAACAGACGATATCCCGTCAGACTCATCGGGAATTGGCGAGATTTGGTTTGACGCAAAAATTGGAATCGCTGGAACCCCTACAGGGAAATATTTTAATAAGAATGAAATAGCATTTATATCTAAGTCAAATCAATTTGACGGAAGGATTCGTGTAGAGGCAAACGATGACGACTCCGGTTCTGGGCTAGAAGAGAACTACTACGTTGCAAGGTGGAAGCGAAGAAAAAATATTGTCACGCTTCAGGTGGCAAGAAAAGCAGCTGACGGTAAAATAAAGTTCACCCGACGTCATCCATTTGAAAAAGGTTCAATTATCACAATCTCCGGGACAACTGGTCCAGCAGGTGGCAGCACTAACGCACCAAATGCCAATGACGTTACTATTACCAATATCGTAGATGGAATGATTCAGTATGAAGATGCTGGAAAGCCACATCCAAAGCTTCTGAACTTGACTCAAGCACAACGAGCTGTGACTAGCGTTACTATCTCATCGGCCGTCTTGACCAAGCCGTATGTCATGTATGCAGACTCACGAGAGGGAACTGGAAACACCTACGGACAAACGCCTGAGCGCATTGGCTATAACGCCGTGCTTTCGCACTTCCAGTGGGAGTGGCAGGCTGTGGCGGGAGGAGATCGAGCCGCGGGCACCCCAAGCCCTATATTCACCACAATGCCATACGATGCGCTTGAATACATTGGTGGAAGACAGGGTGTAAAGTTTGTTGGAAGCAAGTATAACGCTGTGTCGTCAGCGATGCGATCAGAGATCTACAGCGTCAAGCGATCAGGAACATTGGTCACCGTGCAAACATATGCCCCCGTATGGTTTCCCGAGGGCGGAGTTGTGCGAGTAGACAGTGGGGTATCCTCAGTCAACGGTACATTTACTGTCGTTGACGTCTCGACTGAGGATACTACCCCTGGATTTACCTATAACACTGCAACCTCAGGAACAGTGTCAGAAACGGTAACAACCGGATACGCATATAATGAGCACAACGGGTTCTGGGCAATGGGTAAATCATTCTCTGCAATCTGCGTGGTCCGCGTCAATGACAGCCTTCCTTCTGCTAGCCAGTTTTACACCATATGGCATCACGGATCTATTACAACCGGACAGAGAAGAGAACTAAAAGTTGATAGCACGGGGCAAATTATCTTTAGCCCAACTTCGTCTACTAACGTTTCTACCGGCCTTACGCTTCTTGCTGACGAAGATGCAATGATTTACGTTTCTCTTGATCATACAAACGGTAATTTGAGAGTTAGAAAAAACGATGAAACTCCATACACGACGACGCTTGGATCTAACTACAGCGGCACTACTGACCCTCGAACCAACGGAGATGTTGCCTCAAATCTAACCATTGGCCATGGCTATAGCTCATCTTCTGTTCCAAACAATTTCCTTAATGCCACGCTTGGGGATTTTATTGTTTCATCTAAGTGCCTGAATAACAACGACGAGCTGCAATTTATTTCCTGGCTTGCTCACTGGTACACGCTACAAGATAAACTACAAGACGATAACGATTATCGTGACATTATAAATCTTCCAGGCAAGACCAGGACAAATCGAGCCAAGGAGCCGTTCAATGGCATGACGCTCCGCCAGGCCATGGACTATATTTGCAAGAAAACTGGATGCCAATATTGGGTAGACCAGACTAAGACGTTGCACTATGTGCGAAGAGATATAAAAAATCTTGTCAAGAACCCGACGTTTGAGGACACGTACGGTGGGTTCAGCATGGCCAACTGGACAACTGGGTCAGGGTTCTCTATTACCTCACGAACTGGAGGCCCATACGGATATGGATATGCGATGCAATGCTCTGGAACAACGGCCGTTCATTCGTACTCTAATCTTTTTGCCGTAAGCCCCGGGAATGCATTGTGGGCATCCGCAATGATCAAATCATCAGATGTTTCAAAGAGTCGCCTAAAGATTAGATTTTTTAATGCTTCCGGTGTTCAGGTTGGAGCAGATAAAACCATTGGGTCTGGTCTTGACGAAGATAACACGTGGCAAAAAATGTGGGGCATTGTTGATGTCCCGTCTAGCGCATCTATTACGCAAGCTGCTGTGGTATTTGACCACAATAGCAAGGTTGTCACATACACCGACTATTATGCAGATCCAATTTGCGTCATTCTTGACGGAGAGTTTGGGTTTGCCGACTACGGCAGAGCACCAGGTTCCAGCTACGAACTGCTGTTTGACCCACAATTTAATGACCCTTCAACAGGAATCTACGCACTTAAGACATTTGAAACGCCGCAAAACATTAGCCAGCATGGAAGCCAGTCAAACCGACTGTACGTTTATGCTAAGGCAACCTCGGTAGACCGAACTGGCGACGTAATAATGGACAATGTGGTTGCCGGTCAGGTAATACGTTATACCTTTGACTTTGTTCAAGGCGTCTGGGCATCCCACGGAAAGCTCATTGAGGCCTCTACGACAAATTCAGACGTTGAAACGCTGGCGGATGCAACAAAAGCTGCATCAACATTTTGGGCGGAAAATGGCCAGGCCATCCAGTCGTATGAGTTTGACCACTCAACCAATGCTTCCAGCGGAAGGCTTTCTGTCGGATCTGTTGTCCCGTACCTTTGGACAGAAGTTGGAATTACCGAACCTCTTGTTGTTAAGTCCCAGACTACAAGACTGATTGGCGGAGAGTTCTACTATTCGGTGCAACTTGCTGGAGAACCAGCATTCCAACAGAACGCTATTATCCTTGTAAAGAAGGATAAGCTAACAGTCAGCCTTGGAAGCGGTCAGCTTGCGTATACTCGTCCAACCTCTATCTCTAGTGTGTTAGCCACAGCCCAGGACGAAGATGGCCTAATTAGCGCCAACGATTTGCGCGTCTTGTTGCAATGGAGCTTTGACGACAATGATCCTCGCAACACGCTTGTTAAGGGATTTGAGGTGCAGCGACGAGCACAAAAGCTTGCCAAAAAGGCCATTGGTCCAGGTGGTTTGACTAACCGATCTCTGATCGGAGATGTGGCAATTCGCCGTACCGCTGCACTTGCAGGGAAATACTCAACAGTAAAGCTTGCACTTTCAAATGCCAGCGCTATTCGAGTTGGCGATCTGATCACTATTGATAACTGGAAAAACGCCAAAAAGTTTACAAAGGGAAATCCAAGTATTAATGGAACATGGTCGGTAACATCTGTTCAGAATTCTGGGCGGGTCGTTTGCTTTAAGATGCTTGCCCATGCCGACACCGCAATAGCGGTATCAGCTCAGACTAAGGCGCAAGTTGCAGCCCAATGCCCGAGCCTCGTCATTAAATGGCGAGAGCATGGAGCTGCCGAGGCGGCGACTGAATGGCTTGGCTTCAATAGCCTTGTGACCACAAAGAGCTTCTCTGACGATGGGGAGTTTGTTGGGGCCGGCAAAAGCAGCATCAATTATCGTTACCAGTATAGAATCCGGGCCGTTGCAATTACTAGTGATGATGCTAAACTGTATGGAGACTGGACTTACGTTCCAGAAACCTCCGTCAGTTCGCTTGTTGACAGCAGCTGGATCTATGTAACACGTGATTTGCGCGTTGCGGCAGCCGCGCCGGTCGAAGAGGACCTCACATGAGCGAAAAGATAACATCAGCTCTCCTACAGTCACCTAACGGTGGTCTATTTTCCACGCTCCAAGTTGACGGGGCGGGAATCGTCATTAAGAACGCCTCTGATGACCAGCGGTCAGACGGAACCTTTGTTCCAGCTGGGTCAGACACCCTTGTCCTTTCAGCCGTAGGAGAAAGTAGTTTCCTTAACGCAAGCTACATGAAGGTTGGCGTTCTTGATGCCAGCCTGCTCCGCACAGGCCTCCTCCAGACAGTTGCCTCTTGGAATTCTAAGTGGTACGGAAGTGCCGAGGACTCCATGGATGTTCAGCAGGGTTTTTCTGGCGGAAAGTTTGCAGCTACATCCATAAGCACCACTACAAACTCGGTCACACTTTCTGCCGTGGAAAGCCCGACTGGGGCAAACCATAACATTACTACCGGTGATTATGTTCGAGTAAGCGGGCTTATCTTTGGTGACGATACTTATGGGAATGTTGGAGTTGACTCACCTGGCGTGGGGGTTAAAGACTATGCTGAGGTTACCGATCACACATCAACATCTTTAACATACGAGCTTACTGGCGTTGGTTCCGGAAAAACTACCCTTGACCCCTATGCGCTTCCATTTGTCTCAAAAGTTGTTCCTTTGGTTTCCATATCTCGAGTATACGACGATGAGGTAACCAACGAAAACCCAGGAGAACTCAGTAAGGTTACAGTTGTTACTGCTTCTGCCCATGGGCTATCTGAAGGGAACTACGTTGAGCTTGCAGGAGTTGAGGACAGCCTGAACGGCGTGTGGCGAGTTTCTGGAGCCCCCGACAGCACAACGTTTGAGTTTTGGCAGCGATTTGTTGAAGACATTGACTGGGAAGACGATGGATCAATAAGCCTTCCCGAGTATGGAGCCCCGGTTGCCATTGAGGTTTCCAAGTCTTACCGTGTGACATCTGACGGAACCCTAATGGCGTATGGCGCTGTATTTAATCCTGCTGGTACCAGGCGTTCCGCCATTCTGCTTCGCGGTGGCGGTACCCAGGGAGATATTGCCGTACCAGCTGACGAAACGCTGCAGATAGGGTACCGAGACGGCGCAGGTGGTCTTGGCGGCACATTCACTTCAATTATGACCATTAATACACCTGCAAGCGGCAATCAAGGGGCGACTGTCATCAATGGGTCGCTGACCGTAGATACGCTTACTGCAACGACAATCAACGGCGGCACTGGTACTGCATCTGTTCCTGACGACATCACCGCCCACACCATAACGACCACTGCTGGAAATATTCGAATCCGACCCTATGAAAATGATGGCAGCGCTGCCGATAAGCGTGGGGAGCTGGAGTTCTATACGCAGATTGCAAGTACTGGGTACTATACCAGCCGTGTAATGGCCTTTTCCGACAAAGACTATGGCAATGCCTTAGTAATAGACCCAGACCTTAGGGTGCTCGGCGATGCCCAGGTTGTAGGGGATTTGGCGGTTTCTGGAGCGCTTACAGCTGGATCATTCAGCATTGGGACCCTAAATGCAACAACCGTCAATGCAAGCAGCGGATACTACAACTATCTAGACGTAGGAAACGTGGCCACAAAGCATGCCGTTATCCAGCCGAATGGACAGCTAACTGTTAACAACGACACCAACTCAACCTCTGCAAACACCGGCGCCGTTGTGATTAAGGGTGGCGCGTATGTCGCACAAGACCTTCGTGTTGCCGGATCTATTTACGTCAGCGTATTCAGTCCAGACTCCATCACCATGGGTGTCGGGAACAATATCATTAGCCAGGGGTATGTCTCCGCAAGCGCTGGATATTACGGATCTATGATTGTCGGAACTGGCGTCAGCTCCAAAATGGAGGTTGGTGTAAGCGGACAACTTACCCTGAATAACTCCACTGCTGCTACTTCCGTTGCCGGTGCGCTGTATATCCCTACCGGCGGCATTCGGGCCCTGACGGGAAACATTGGAACGCTTACTGTTACCTCAACATTCTCCCCTGCCTCGCTTTCTATTAGTGGCGGTGGTGGAATTTCTGTGACCGGTGGTGGCGACATTTCAACTACATCAAGCGCAACTGCCACTACTATGTCGGCAACTAACGGATACTACTTAAACTTTGCCGCAGGATCGACCACCAAAGCGCTGATCGGCCTAACTGGCCAGCTGACTGTTCAAAATACCGCCACTTCGACAAGTAAGTCTGGTCTTGGCGCAACGGGGTCGGTTGTTGTTGCTGGGGATGTCTCTGTTGCCAAAAAGATATGGGCAGCAGATCTGGATATTACTGGATCACTTACTGGAGGATTTACCCTTGGGGCGATTACCCCTAGCTCTGTTGTTTCTTCCTATGGTTACTACACCAGCCTTAACGGGACAACGCTTTCTATGGGATCATCAACTGCAACAACCATTGGTGCAGCCGGCAAAGTCACTATTGCCAACACCACCGCAGCCGTCAGCACTACCAGCGGTGCCCTAGAAGTAGCTGGTGGAGTTGGGATTACCGGAAATCTGCACGTAGGCGGGAGCATCAATGGAACTATCACGCTCCCCTCTACCATCTCTGCGAGTAGCGGATACTATCAAACGCTTGGCTCCACCACGCTGGATGTTGGTTCCGTTGCGACTGGAACACGTGTCACTATTGGATCTGGTGGTGTACTAACAGTCACCAATGTCACTCAAGCGAGCTCTACTGGCCCTGTTGGGTCAATCGTGACATCTGGTGGCGTGTACATTGCCAAGGACCTTGTTGTAGGAGGAAGCATCAGTGGAACTATTACGCTTCCTTCCACTATTACCCTTAGCTCTGTTGTTTCTTCCTATGGTTACTACACCAACCTTAACGGGACAGCGCTTTCTATTGGATCATCAACTGCGGCAACCATTAGTTCAGCCGGCAAAGTCACTATTGCCAACACCGCCATAGCAAATAGTACTACCAGCGGTGCCCTAGAAGTAGCTGGTGGAGTTGGGATTACCGGCAACCTGCACGTAGGCGGAAGCATCAATGGAACTATCACGTTGCCAAGCGCCCCAACGTTTAGTGGAACAGTTACCGCCAACAAACTACAAGCCTCAACCGGATACTATTCTGGAGCGCTAACCGCCGGTGCCATAAGTGCAGCAAGTATTGATGCCACTGGAGCAATTAGTGGTGACACACTTCAAATTGGCGGGACGACCACTAATGCAACAATTACCACTGGAGGTGCCATAAGTGCAGTAAGTATTGATGCCAGTGGGGCCCTTAGCGGATCCACTCTTTCTATTTCCGGAAACGGTACCGTCGACGGAAATCTTACCATTTCAGGAACGCTGACCCCAACAACAACTGGGCAAAATTATACTGGCGACGTTACTGTTGGCAGGGAAACTGCTGGAACCGGAACCCCGAGTGATTTTGGGGTGTACGTTAATAATGGCGGTACAGTATTGGCTGCAACGACTCGTGGTGGAACGGCAAACTCCGATAGGACATTTGTTGCTATTTTTAAGACTACTAGCGGAAGCCCCCAAAGTGCTGACGCGGTTGGGGTATATAACACTCCGAATACAAGCTCAAACACTGCGGCGCGTGCCGGAGGGCTAACCCTTAATGCATCGGGGGTTGTCGGGATAAATGGGGCATCAGATTATAGGTTAAAAGAAAATATTATTGATGCAAGCTCCGTTTATGATTGGTATGATATTTTTAAATCATTGAAAGTTCGTCAATTTAATTGGAAGGGAAATTCTATTTCTGCCGTTGGCTACATTGCCCATGAAGTTCAATCCGTCCTTCCCGAACTTGTTGTCGGGGAAAAAGACGCTGTTGATGAAAATGGAGGAATTGTTCCGCAAAGTTTGAACCTTTTAGACATACTTCCGCACGTAGTTGGTGCACTAGGGAAAATTGTTAACCATGTTGAGCAACTTGAGGCGAGAATTGCAGAATTAGAAGGCAATGCCGCATAACTATCTTGGGCTTATCATTATTTAGCCTAAGGGCATATATATGGAGGTTTCTATGCAGCTTCGCATTAAGTCCCAGCTCCCATACGTGGAGAAGGGTGGAATTCTTGACGATTGCGGTCCATGCAGCACGGCTGCGGCCGTCTCCTGGGCTCTCGGCTATGCTCAGGACTTTACCGGTCTTGACGGCATCAAGGCAAAGGAAAAGGCAACAGGTTACGTTGATAAGCAGGGCGTGTCCGATAACGGATCTAACCTTTCCCAACTGGCTAAGGCAGCAAAGGTCCTTGGTGGCGAGGGACGATACGCAAAGAACTGGGATGACGTCCTGTCCGCAGGCAAGAAGGGCGCAGCTATTATCATCAACGTTCAGGCTCCACGTGGTTACCCGGTACAGGCCATCTCTTCATGGAATAAGAAATGGGCTGACTACTGGGGCAAGAAAGACCCAAAGGTTGTTAAGGAGGGCTATGGTCATATGACTTGCGCCGCCTATGACAAGGAGCTTGGATGGCAGTTTGCCGATCCGACATTTAGCGGAAAGGGCAAAGAACAGTTTGCTGCCCTTATCACCGAAGCTGACCTTAAGGCGATTGCCTCAGGGAAGGGCGACAAGGCAGGGCCACATGTGCGCTGTCTTATTGTGACAAAGAAGTAGGAGAATATTGTGGGAGCATTTAAGAGTGGCGTTCTTTGGATCATTAATAACACGGGCATCGACGAGATGCTCCTTGAAGCAGCACGGGCATTTATAGCAACGGCAATCGCTGTTGCGCTTGGCCTGGGTATTCCGCTTCTTGACATTAGCGATGGCGATTTTCGCGTGGTAGTCTCCGCAGGGCTTGCGGCGTGCTTGCAAGTCATTGTTCGCGCCCTTAACCCCGAGGATGGAAAGTTTGGCGTTGGCAAGGCAAAGGCTGCCCGAGCTGAAGAGGCTGCGGCATCAGAAAATCGCGGTGGCGGGAGTGGTGGATACTATTACTCGGCAGAGGTAGACGCTAGCGACCCCGAGCATCCAGACAATCACCCGCTTGAGTCAACTGTAGTTGAGGGCGGAGATCTTTTTGCTCAGGAAGTAATGTCCGAAAAGCAGGACTGATCAAGGTATAAATAAAAGGGCCGGCTTTTGCCGGCTCTTTTATTTTGCCTTAAATGCCTTACGTTGAGTTGTTAGTTGCTTTCGTCTTCCCTTTGCGGTGGTTGCCCATCGTAGCCTGTCTCGCTCTTGGCGACGCTTGATGTACTCAGCGCTTCTATTGCGCTTGCCATCTCCTGGTCGACCAGCCTCTCGCTCGCAAGCAATGCACCATGGAGTTTGACTTGATCGGAAAAACTCTGTGTCTGGAGGCCATGCATCATTGCATCTTGTGCATACCCTTGTCCTCATCTATTCAATGGTCCATCCATCGTTGAGCATTTTGATGGACAAGTCGCCATCCCAAATCATTGGGAAGTGCGTGGAGTGCGCAGTTCTGGCATCAAGCTTGAGCCAAATTTTACCGCCGAGCTCGCGCCAATCCTTACAGAATGTCCAGTCTTCCCCAACAAAATACTGATCCTTGTCCCTGGAGTACCTAAAATATTCAAACACGTCTTCATCCGGCCCACCGTAGTGCTCCTTATACCTTCTGTCTGGGTGCCCCTTCTGAAACTCAAGGAATACTTTTCTATTAATAATCATAGCCCCGGTAGCGGTGCTGTCGGCTTGCGCAAAACCTAGTTCGCGTATTTCTTTTGGTGTCGATTCTTGGTCTTCCGACAGCTTAAATGCCCCCGGCGACATGCCTGCATGGAATGCCATTGCGCCGCTATCGGCATATTTCACAATGTTCTGTACTGACTTATCTGTGGAAAATGTTCTCTTGCAATATGGTAAAGCCGTAAACTTTAACCCTGACTTCATGCAATCAATAACGTCCTGGGGCGACAGTCCAACGTCTGCGTCAAGAAGCAAGGCATGGGAGAAGCCAGATTGCATAAAGTTGTGAATGCATCGATTTCTTGCAACTGGCAAGATCGAGTTTCCCGCCAGTGGGTACCAATGAACCGGTATGCCTTCTTTTCCAGCAAGATTAATGATTGAAACTACGGTTGTAACGTATTCCATACTAAATGAGCCGTGAATGCTCGGGGTAGTGATAAATAAAGATGGCTTATTTTGCTCTGCCATGACACCTCCTGCAGGGCACCTGGCCCCGCAGGAATGGTATCACATCAGTCTTCGTTGCGCCAACGGAGTGGTCCGGTTACCAGCCACGCTGTTGACAGCGCAAGAAGGATTGATCCAACAACGTTTCGGGTTTCACCCTCTGGAAGAACTGCCCAAGCAATGGCAAGACCAAAGATGGTCCAGCCCCCCGAGATAATGTCGTTTACTGCATTTTTAATCATGTTCCTTTTCTCCCTGATTTACTTCCGCTTGAGCCCGAAGGTCCCGATGACCCCCTGCCCGCTACGGCACTTGCAGCTGAAGCCGCTGCCTGTGCAATTTGTGTGATAACGACAGAAGCAACCACGACTGGCTGCGCTTCCTTTTTTTGCTCTGGAGATAGATCATTTCCAAGGTTAGTTACTGCCGATACGGCTTCACCTACCGCTTCTGCCGCAGCCTCTGCAGCTTGGCCCACGGCCTCTACGGTTGCACTGACTGCTTCTACCGCCGCATCAGCTGCGCTGGAAAACGCTTCCCCAACAGCTGCTACGGCTTCTCCAACAGCTTCGCCGACCGCAGCTGCCACCTCTCCTACATCCGGCAGAGGGGGCTGTGTTGGCTCAGGAGTAGGAACAGGGCTGGGATCAGGAGAAGGGGCAGGAGACGGCGAAACACTTGGCTCCACGGTTCCTCCGGGCGTCGGCTCGGGTGAGGTAGACGGGTTCGGTGTTGGTCCATTTGTGGCCTCCGGGCTAGGCGTCGGGGTCGGCACGATTGACGGCTCCGGCGTTGGTGTCGCTATCGGGTACGGTGGCTCATCAGTTGGCGCAGGGCTTGGGGTGGGGTTCGGCGTAGGTGGCGGCGGAGTTGGCGTGGGCATAGGGGTCGGGGTTGGCTCTATAGAAGGCTCTGGCGTAGGGGTAGGAGCCACGCTAGGGCTAGGTGTGGGCGGTTCTGGTGTCTGCGTAGGTGTCGGCTCAGGAGTCGGCTCTACGGTCGGTTCTGGGGTGGGTTCCGGTGTGGGCTCAGGCGTTGGGCTTGGCGTAGGCTCAATAGACGGTTCCGAGGTCGGCTCAGGCGTTGGGAGGATAGAAGGAATGGCGGTAGGGACAACGGTCGGCGGGTTGGGGTCGCGGAGCAGCGCCGTCGTGGTCAGGAGTTGATAGTGCCCACCCTCAGGGAATGGATCTTCAGGCCAGAAACATGATCCGTCGTGGCAGTTGAAGCGACCAGCACGAAGGCGATACACGCCAGCCTCAAGCTGGATGCTGATGAAGGAGTGCCACGACTGACCGCCAGTGCGAGGATCATCGTCGTTTGCCGTGAGTTCGGAGCCAGCGGCGTCATATAGCCACAGCACGGAGTCGGTAAAGCTGCCACCTTGCTCTGGTCGGTCACACCAGAAGGATGTCGTGTTGTCGCAAAGATCGGTCTCAGCCGTGAAGGTAGACGGAACATCAATCACAACAAAATAATCGCCAGTCTCAGAGACGAGCGTGCTGTAAGGATACTCGGTGCCGTCGTAGCCATCCGCACCATATACCGGAGAGGTTACGAAACCAAACAGGAAGATCAACGTGACAAGCCAAACAATAGCAGCAACGACAAGACGATTAACCATTACTTGCCCTGTGCTGCAAGCCACGCCGCGAGGGAACTAATCCCCGTCAGGCCAAGAAGTCCTACAATGAATTTTCCAAGGCGAAATGCCCCGCGGGTTTCCGCCATTTCAATACGCATGGAGGAAAGATCTTCGTCAATCTTGTCGAGCCGATCAATAATCTGTTGAATATTGTTTGCGGTCATGTGGCCTCCATATGTTGTGCAAAAGATTGGTGTGCACACTATATAGAAAGCTTTACATGACCGCAATAAAAGCTACTTCTGCTTTTTCTGCTCCGGATCGACCGCCTTAATATCATCAACAATAACTTCATCTGCCTGCAGGCGCGTAATTTCTGCTTGCAATGTCCGAATAGTTTCAGCTGCTACATCAAGTTGGATTGACATAAACCCAATCTTTTTGAGCATATCTTCAATTGAGACCCGTCCGTCGTCTGGCATGTCTTTCTCCTTTACAATACTTCCCATTATGCCAATTAGCACAATGGCTATGATTGGCTAACTATAGCACCACGTCCTGAATATTTAGTTTGGTATGCAACTGATTTTCCGTCTTTTAGCTTAAACGGTCTAAGTGTTGCAGTTCTAAGTTCAATCCCGGCATATTCTTCGTATGCCCTCACTTCTTCTGCGTGGCCTAGATAAAAAGATTCCATATTTTGACTCATCTTATCGTTCCACCATTCTAGCGTAGTTCCAGCAAGTTCGCAAATCTCTACCGGGCTGGCTCGCTCCCCGTATCCTGGTATTGCCCACTCACCCATCATGTGGTAAAAAGGGGACTCTATCCACGGGTACACTAGCGAAAATCCGTTGTTAATAAAATTTATTGATTGGATAATCTCTTCCTCCCAAAATAGAATATCTTCTGGAAGAAGCGAGTGCCTTGGCAAATTATAATTACCAAACATAAAAGCTCCAGATACTTTTATGGCCGGGGCAAATGAGTGATTTTTAATGTATTTACTGAGTGAATGTGATTTGTTTTCAGGGTCCATATGTCCCCATTTTGGCACAAGGTTTGGAACAACAAACCTACCAACATCCGCGACATTCTCCTTTACATCCCAACTTTTATTTGCCCAAAACGGATATCCAACTTTTGTTATTGGAATTGTCATTTCTGATTGACCCATTTCTGGGTGAACGTATTCAGTCGGAACTCCAGTCATAATAACCCTGTCATGACCGATCGCATTAATAGATCGGTTAAAAGCATCAACAAGTTTTGAGTCCCAATTGTTGGCAAAATACGTATGCGCATCCACCTGAAGCACGTAGTCTTCTGCGCTGTACATTGACATCGCAGCGTTTCTACCCCTGCCAATTCCAAAATAGCTGCCTATTGGGAACAGCTTCATTGTCACGTTGTTTAAATAATTTATTTCTGGAACGTCGGCCAAGGCCTGCTTATATCCCTCCTCGGTCCCAACAAAGGCAATTCCCATTCTTATGTCATGATCTCCTGACCTATTCTGAAAAGCGGAGCATACCGTTGTCGCAAGCTCGGTATCCCAACCACCCAAGGCAACCGATACGTATATAGACATGTATCACTTAAACTCTTTCTTTGACCAGAAAAACTTTCTGTACGGGGCGTGAAAGACTGTGCTCAACTTTGCAAATATTTCAGACTTCTTCTTCTCAACCTCCTGCCTATCCTCTTCAGAGTCTGAAATGTAAGATGACCATGCCTCTCTTTTAAACGGTATAACCTGAGCAATTGGCGTTCCTGCCGGTATAATCCCATGAAACTTTGGGTCCTTGTACGCCAACATAAAGTTTATTTTAGGAAAAAATACATCTGTGTCCATAACTCCTGGCACCACCTCAAAATATGGGTTTGGGTTATTTAGTGGATTTGTGATAATGCTTGAATACCCTGGCGGAGTCATAAAAAGCCACGGCGTATAAACTTTCTGCATCCTCTGTCCGTGCTTTTGCTGGAGCGGGTGCGTTAAGGCCTGGCCATATTCGTGCCAGGTGATATCGCTTTGGGGTAGGCCGGAAAGCCTAACTGGGTAAGTTGAGTTTAAAACAAATTCTTCCTGGGGGCATGAAGCTGCGCTAGCGCTCATGTCCCCCTCAAACGGCAAGACATAAATTTCCGACACCGTGGTCACAATGTAGCCCATAAGCATTGAGTCAAGAACAGGAATGCACCGCTTGATTGTTGCATAGTCACCTGCGCTGCTAAATTCTATCTTTGCCGTATTTGACTCTGGTGCGCCACTATAGCCGCCATATGGGCTCATGTCTCTCCACCATTGCGGCAAGGATTCGGCCCCTGGCTTTGGAAATGAACCATCCGGAACTGGGTGGTAGTTCAATATCTTTATAATATTTGGTCTCTTCGGCTTTATATTAAACATTGCAAGTCTCGTGCCCGGGTCGGGGCCCCTCATTTTTCACGGTGACAACCGTTACGGCCAGTGCATTGTATCGTTCCATTTGTATGCTGGACCTTCTATTGTAAATGTATTTCCAATTAACGGCCCACCCAGCAAAGCTCACTGTCGCCCCAAAACTACTCGCAACAGATGAAATCCATTCGGTTGGCACTGAAGCATGCAGCACACCACCTTCGCTTATGCCGTGTACAAAATGTTCTTCAGTCATTTCTGCTGACCAATCCATAACCAGTAGATGCGTTGTCCCCCTCCTTGCCAGTACTGTCTTTAGGTAATTTGCTCGGGATGGCGAATAGACAAATGGGTTTCCAATACGAACATTATCAAGGATGGCAGATTTATCAATAATGTTGGTATTCCATCCAAAAGGCAAGTAATATCTGCGCCCATCGTCTGCGATGCAGAGTTCCTCGTAGTATCCTGTTTTCATATCCTGCCTAAGCACCGTGAACGGCAATGCATCAATAAATTGATTTGCTATGACTACCATCTCGCCCCCCTGCACTGATTGCGAAATTCCGTCTACCATAATGTGGTCATAGGGGATCATCCCGAGCCTGGCAATTGATTCACGCAATACGGGGTTAAATTCAGAAGCCCATGCCCCCTGCGGGTTGCCCCATCCAATTTTTCTAAGCACTCCTGAAGAAAACTCTCCAGACCCCTCCCCGTCAAATCTTATGTGATCTATGGGGCCAAGAGAAAGAACCCACTCGGACACAGCGTCCTGCCAGTGGTCTCCGGTTGATGCATTATATGATTTATCGGCGACCCACTGTGCGGATCCGTTATATTGCCCCGATTCCCCGGTAAGCTTGTCTATGGCTCGAAAGAAAAACCTATCCGATATTATTCTTGTCATTTTCCTGACCCCACTTTTCTACCGGACACTCAGCATGAGGCAACTGCGCCTTGAGCTTCATGAAGCACAGGCACTTTTTGCATTGACCCGAAAGCTTAATGAAGTGTTCGCATGAACGGCACATATTCATGCGGCGCTCAAATGCCTCATCCGAAACCCTGCCTATGTTTGGATTAATCATGTCCCACGGCTTAGCGGTCATTTTGCTTCACCCTCATGAGTTGCTCCAGTTACCGGGCACTTCTCTGCAACGTCTAGGTAGTTCTTCTTTTTCCAAAACCTTGACCTGTAAGCTCCGGAAAAAATGTTCCTTGTCAAATTTACGTACTTAAGCCGATGCGACTCTGAGTACGGGAGTAATGATGCGTGCCAATCGGCTCTCTGGAATGGTATGACTTGGAATATTGGCGTACCCATAGGGATAGTGCCAACAAAATCTTCTCGCAAATAGAATGTTATCTCCGAGCGCATGGGAAAATCATCAGAGTCAACAACTGCCGACATTGTTTGGAATGGAAGGTCAAATCTGTTTAGGGGGTGAGTGATTAGCACAGACCAGCCTTTTGGAATCCCAAATTCAAATGGTTGAACCCAAAGAAATGGGTTGGGCTTAAACCCTTGCGGGTGTTTAAATCCGTTCATTGCCATTGGGTTTCTTGGCGGGCGGACTGGCTCCCAGAAGTTTTGCCTGGGCCAATTGATAATAGATTCACCGGTGTGATTTTTAGAGACCAGCAAATCTGCGTTGAGTTCCTGGATAAACCCCGAAGAAAACGCATCAACAAGCGGGACGCATGCCTTTACCGTATGGTTATATTCACCAGTCATGAGATTCATTGTCGGGTGGTCGTGTGCAATTTTAGGAATATCCTTATACCACTGCGGAATGTATTCCTTTGCCGGTTTGGGGTGAGAAAATCCAGTACCTTCCATTGTCTGGTGCTCAGGTCTCCATGTAATATTCTGCGAAATTTGCTTTGGCGCAATTCCCAACATTCGCTTGATAGTGTCAATCACTTGAACTCCTTCCTGCTCCAAAATACCCTTCGGTAAGACGAGCTGATGTAGGTAAAGAACTTTCTTTGTGCCCGCGACACTTTGTCCGCGTCTTCTGGGCTTGTCTCGGTAACCAACTTCCAGCTCTCTCGCTTAAACGGAAACACCTGGCAGATTGGAGTTCCGGCAGGGATAATTGTTTCAATTTCCTTTGCATCCATTACAAAAGGAAAATTTACACAGTTTGTGTACGTGTCGGTATCAACGACTCCAGGAAGTACCTCAAAATATCCATTTGGGTTGTTCATGGGCGGCATAAAAAGAGTTGAGTACCCTGGCGGAGTAATGATATGCCATGGATTAATCATTTTAAACACGTCTCGCCCAGGAAACAACTTTGCCATTGGGTGGTGCTTTGCTTGGCCAAATTGGTGGCCCTCTACGGCCTTGGTGTCCCCGTCCCAGTGGCGCCAGCTAAATTCAAGCTTGGTTGGCTCGTCTGGGTTGTCAAAATCTTCCTTAGGGCTGATCTTAACAAAGATATCCTTATCGGTTTTTAAAACATACCCAAGGGAAAGGCTGTCTAGAACAGGAACGCACCTTTTAATTGTTGAGTTATATGTTGCGCTGGCATCAAGCCTCTTCTCTTCTGGCTCAGCCCCATTGTACCCGCCATATGATGGCATATCTTTCCACCAGTCCGGCATGTTTTTACCTATTGGCGTTGGCCAAAACTCCTCCAGGACTTGTCGGTCCGCAATAAACTTAATAAGTTTATCCGCCATTGTTTTCCCTCTCGTTGAGCATGATCCTTCTAAGGTCAACAATCTCTCTTCGGATTGATTGCAGCTCAACCGCAAGATTTTCCGCAAGCTCGGCTATGGCTGAATTGTCCTTCTTCCCACAGCCCTCGCATGTGGGGTCGGACTCACTTGCATCTAGTCCTGGCTTTGTCTGGAATATGTCAGTGAGCCCAAGCCTCGCCTCGATGTCCCGCTCTGAGCCATCTCCCCACCCAACAACTCGATTAATAGAATTCCCCCCTGCAGTCATAACAAGAACGGGAACTCCGGTTACGCTGGCAGAAGTTGCAATGTCTGCATTCTTAATTGTGTCAACAGCAATAACCTTCAAATTGCTCTCTGCATATTTTCTTTCAATTGCTTCAATCCATGGATATGCTTTTTGACAAAAAGTACATTCAGTTGATGAGAAGTAATAAAGAACGTGCCCGTTGTGGGACTCTGAATGCAACAGCCTGTCCCATGGTGAGAGGTGATCGTTGATCGGTGCGTCAATCGTGTGCGGCATGATGCCTCCTAGCTACTGGTTGCCCCTATCCAACGATAATTCCTACGCTATCGCCTGAGGCAATGTAGCTAGTATACCAGTAGTCTATCTGTTGCGTCTCTCCTGGGTTTTGGTCCCCAAGCGGGGCAACCCCCATCCCGTGACCAACCGAGGAGAGGTAGTCTGTCTGGCCAGAGGCTTGAGATCCCGACGTCGCAGCGGATGTCGTCCACGCGGCATCGGTATACACCGTAGCGGTGTACGAGCCACCAACCGTGACTGCCTTGACAGATCCCCATGTTTGAGTTGAAGATGTGCTGTCATAGAGAGCAGCTGAGGTGTAGTGGTTTACCCTGGAACCAGAGGCAATCCTGTCCACCTTCAGGTAGTACCTGTACTGATAGGCTGGAACTGTTGACAGGCATGAATCGTAGCAGTCCACCCCACTTGTCGGAACGCATGTCCCGCATGCATTTGTATTGCCTCCGCCTGCAGTGCAAGTGCACGCTCGTGTATACTCTTTTCCAGTTGTTCCACAAGATACACAGGAATAGCTTGCGGCGGCGCACGTAACGTTTCCGCAAACAAAATTTGAAGCAGCTGTTGCAGTGCATCCCGTTGCGCAAGTTCCAACCGAGTACGTTGCAGCAAGGCATCGGTATCTCTGCGTAGGGTTTCCCCCGCTGGCGTAATTTCCACCGCTCGCATAATTACCGCCAGCAGATTTCACATTGCCACCGCTTGCATAAGTACCGCCACCCTTTGGCGTCCCGCCTCCGGATTGGTTTCCACCGCCCTTAACATTTCCAGGACTCGGAGAAAATTTTGCAGCCCCACCAAACGCAAATCCATTTTGCACTGTGCTTGGAGCATTATAATTGAGAGCATTGTAGGTTATTGTATTATATGTCAACGGATTATAGTTAGTTGCGTTGTACGTAGTAGCGTTGTAGTTAATTGTATTATAATTAGTTGTTGAGTACGTCACATACGGGTCGCATGTTTCTGCGCTATTTCCGGTAAGCTGAGCGCAATTTGCATCACCACACACTCTGGCAGTTTCACTTGCCGTTCCAATTGACCTTGTTGGCGTTGCTCCCGAACAAGAACACGTTCCGTGGGTTGTTGTGGTGCAGCCGCATGCGACTGTGCCGACATAGTTGGTGGTTTCCCCTGAGGTGTAGGTTACTGGATTAACATTTCCCCCGCCGCAGCCAACGCACGACGTGCAAGAGTAGTAACCTCCAACACAGGTTGTTCCGCTTTGATATCTTTCACCATATACATAAGCAATCCAATAATTGCTTGCATCTTTTACCCAAAACGCGGCCCCAACACCATTTCCTAGCGTCGCCCCAACCCCGGTCTCAACGCCAACTTCTGCGTCTGAGTTTGGGATAACGCACCACGCAACGTCAGATGCCTGCGTGTTGTTTGCCGCATTGGTAGAAATGTTCCACTGGGTGGCGTTTTGCCACGCAAGATTACCTGTGTCAGTTGAACCAAGAGTTCCTTGGCTTGTATTTGCCCTGTTAAATGTATCGGATACCGTTGCCATTAGTAGGTGGCCTCCACGGTGACTGAAAGATCTGCACCTGAAGTTCCAGCGCTTACAATCTCAACTTGCAATATGTCGCCAATCGCAAGCGACGTTACCGTGCTTAGGGATGTGGTGACCACCGCCGCCCCCACGGTGGCGCTTGTATTGCCGTTGGTAGAGCCGTTTTTTACAAGGCGATAGGTCACGCCAGAGCCGCCACCAGCGTAGGCTCGAGCGTTTACTAGCGTACAGGCGATTGGGGAGATAAACCTTGGCTGCTTAACTCCAGCTGTCAAGGTTCCAGAGATGTGGAATGAAATTGGCATGTAAAGCGTTTGAAGCTTGGTGTAATGAGCAGAGCTCATGGAGCCAGCAGCCGACCCTGTTGCCGCAGAGATTGAAAGCGTGTTCCCAGACTTTGAGAGTGGTGCGGTCGTCGTAATGGTTGAGACACCAGTGAACTGCGTCCAAACAATTGCGTCGGTTCCAATGCGAATTGCGCGAGTTGGGGTTGTTGCCGTCCCGACTGAGTTCATGATCCAGCCCTGACCAACGTTAGTTGTCCCGTGGGTGATGAACGTAAAGTCTCCTGGGAAAACCTCTCCAGCAATTGAGTTGTCAAAGTCAGTCGCTCGGGTAAGCACCCAAGGGGCGCTTCCGCTACCAATGGCAGTCACGGTATAAATACCGTTCTGCGTGGTCGTTGCCTGATCCTTTACAAGGATACGGTCGTCTACGGCTGCTGCAACGGAGTCAACCGTTAGTGCAACGTTGGTCGTAGAGGTCAGCGTTGCTCCTACGCCAGTACCCTGGCTTGCGTCTGCAGAACCAGCCGCGTAGGTTGCGGTGAGAGCAGCAGTAGTTGCTAGTTTCACCGATGCGTGTGTGTTCACTCCAGCCGTAACGTTATCCACGTATGCCTTTGTCGCTGCGTGGCTTGCTGAGGTTGGAGTTCCAACAGTGACTAGGTTTGCTGAGAAGTTTCCGCTTGCATCACGAGCCACAATTGCGCTGGCAGTGTTTGCCGAGGTTGCTGTGGTCTGGGCATTGAGGACAGTCAGCGTATTGCTATTTCCGTCAATCGTCTTGCCTGTCAGGGTCTGGGTATTTGTCGTGCCGACTATCGCCCCGGTAGCACCATGGGTAGCGGTGAGCCCAGCATGGGTGCTGACCTTGGTCGTTGCATCCGAAGCCGCAGATGAGATGGCATCCGACTCAGCGGTGTCGGCTTTTGCCTGGGCCCCGTCTGGGCTTTCGGTTGAGAAGGGGAGCGACGACCACGCAGTGCTGCCAGTTCCAATCTTGAACTGCTTGTTGGTGCTGTCGTAGCCAATCTCGCCAGCCGCAAGGGTTGGGTTGACCGAGGCCCAGTTGGCCGCAGTGTCCCTTCTTGGCTTAATGATGTTTGCCATTACGCGCTCCCGCCGTCAATTGTCTCGTTGGCTATGCTCAAAGTATACCAGGAAACATTTGTTCCGTTTGTTGTCAAAAGTTTTCCGCTGTTGCTTGCCTGAGAGGGTAGCAGGGCATTTATTGCTCCGGTTGCGGTGGTCTGACCTGTGCCGCCGTAAGCAATGCCCACCGCTGATCCCTGCCATGTGCCAGTCCCAATCGTTCCAACGCTTGTTAGCGATGATGATGTTACGCCAGAACCTAGTGCATTAACAGATAATACTTGCGCCCCATCAATTTTAAAGACAGATCCGCTTGGCAGCTCAATTGAAGAAGGGGAAATTGTCGCAGCGATTGTTTCGCTGGAAGTGCTATTTCCCGTAACTGCAATTTCTAGCTTTGCGCCGTATGCAGAATTTGTAAAGTTCTGCGTTGCCTTTCCCCTTACCTCAATTGAGTGACCGCTAGCAAATGTGCTAGCGCCATATCCAATCATGGTAATTTTCCCGATACCGTCTCCTGACTGTATTGCGGATTGCGAAGCGCCAGTTCCCCTAGAGGAACGAAGTGCTATTTCACTATCAGATCCGGTTCCGTAAGAATCAATAACGATCACATTGTCTTGGGAATTATTTCCCACAAGATGGATTGATGCGGTTGTGTCGTACTCAAGCAGGGAGGCCGGGGATGAAGGGTTGTTGTCAATCAGGAGCTTTCCGGTAACTGATGGGTTTTCAGCTGCAGCATACGATGGGGAAACCCATCCGAGGCCGTTGGCGTTGCTATACACCGACATGAGAATTGTTCCATCATTGCCCGGTGTCAAGGTTGAAGGAACGCTATCCGCTGTTGCGGTAATTATTGCCCCTTTTCCTGTGAGCAGGCTTTTTGCAGTCTTAGTGTCTGCGTGGTCGTATGTGCTCTTTATTGCCAAGGAGCTTGCGGCAACAGTCTGAGAGCTACTGCTGGTTGAGTCGCTAAGTTTTACCGCAACATTTCCGCCAACAAACTCAAGACCTGTTCCAATTGAAACATTTATTGTATTTCCTGTTGCGTCTATTCCGTCACCAGAGAGAAATGTTGCCGATCCAGTGAATTGATACCATGTTAAATCGCTTGTCCCTATAATATGATTTCCTTCGTCATCCTCGCCTACGGATGCAAGAATAAATCCCTGAAATGCATTTGCTACTCCGTATCCTGGAAGAGTGAAAACAGCATCCCCTGAGGCTATCTGCCCGGCTATTCTATTGTTTGCATCAGTTGATCTTGTTAATAGCCAGGTTGAACCAGCTGATCCAGCATTTGTAACAACATAAATTCCGTTTTTGGTTTGATCAGCCTGGTTTTTTACAAGCACTCTTTTTCCTGCTGAAGGATTTCCACCATCAATAATAAGTGCCCCATTTGTTGTTCCGGCCAATGTGGCGCCAATGCCGTACCCTCCATCGGCACCTATTGTCCCAGGGGTGTACGAAGGAGAGTTTGGAAGTATCGCAGCCGTTGCATAGTGCACCGATGAATGCCAATTCATACCAGCAATGAGGGTGTCGGCATAGTTTTTTGTTGCAATGGTGGATGTATCAACGCTAAGAGTTGCAGACCCGCTTGAAGCGCCGCCAGTAAGCCCTGTCCCGGCAACAACATCGGTGATGTCACCTGTTGGGGTCACCCACGAAAGAACGCCAGAACCGTCTGTCGCAAGGACCTGATCTGCAGTACCATCGGTATCTGGAAGTGTGAGCGTGACGTTGGATGCAAGGGTTGCTGGAGATTTAAGCGCAACATAGTTGCTGCTGTCCAGGTCGCCAAGCCTGACCTCTCCCTGTGCGTTGACAGTAAGCTGCGTTGCTGTTGCAGAGCCAATATTTGGAGTTACAAGCGTTGGGCTGGTGGCACGGACGCTTGCCCCAGTGCCTGTTGCTGTTGAGCCGCCAAGGAAATACACGCCCCACGAGGCAGCGGTTGTTCCGCTTGCGGTCACGCAAATAAACTCCGCTGCCTGTCCCGATGCAAGCGTCGCAACAAGATTCCCTCCACTGGAGTTTACTGTTACGGCTCCAGTGCTATCGTTGCGAATCCAAAGCCAAGAACCAAGATACGAAGTATCCAAGACAATTGTATGCGTTGTTGATCCAATTATCCTGACATGCGCATCAAGAGTGCTGCTTACGGATGTACTTCCAGCGCTTGCAGTAATTACGGAGGGCGTGATAATGATTGCGTCAGAAAATGTTGCCCTAGATGAAAAAGTTGGAGCAGCAATAGAGGGACTGCTGCTAAGCACTACTGCGCTACTCCCCGTTACTCCGTTGCCTGAAATAAAACGCGAACTCCACGAGGCAGCCGTTGTTCCCGATGCGAGAATGCAAGTAATTATGTATACATATCCAGTTGGAACAGACTGAACGGTATTTGCTCCAGATGATTGGACTGTAATAGTTACACTGGAGTTGTTAACAATCCAGAAACTTTGCCCAAGAGTGCTGGCAACTGGCAATTGCACAATTTGCCCGCTGGTTGATCCAGTAAAGTATTGATAATAGCCTGATGTGCTTGTAAGCGTAAGCGTTGAGGCGGACGTGACAGTTGTGGCATATCCAAGTTTAGGATTGTCAATAACTGGAAGCGAAAGCGTTGGTCCAGTTCCAAATACCAGCAAGCCAGATCCAGTCTCGTCTGAAACAACTCCAGCAAGTTCTGCGGATGTAGTAGAAGCAAACGAAGACAGCTTATCGGTCTTGCGAGCAACAACAGTGGTGTCAATTGCCACATCGTCAGCATTGACGGTAATGCCTGTTCCCGCACCTACGGTGAGGGTGGCAGACCCAGAAGTTGCGCCGCCCGTTAGACCAGCACCAGCAACGACATCAGTGATGTCTCCTGCTCCGCCACCGCTAGCACCAAGGTCAACCCAGGCACCGTTTACTCGTGCGTATACGATGTGATCCGTGGTGTTGTAGTAGATATCCCCGTTTGCTGGGGACGACGGGGCGCTGGCGTAATTAGGTAGATTTGTCTTATTTAGTAACTTAGGCACGGGTTACCTCCATGGGGAGTTTACCCGATTATAACAACCCTGTACTGGTTGGTTGTAGGCGCAGCGGAGAACACGAAGTCAGTTGTGTCCACGGTTGCATGAACGATGTCAGGATAGACCTTCTGGTACGGGCTGGCGACCTCATACGCCTCAACGGCCACATCCAGGGTGTTGAAGTTGTGGGTTACCGTAATGGTTGTCGCGGAGTTATCCCCGATAGTTGCCGCGTACTTTCGCGTGCCGCCAAGGGCCGCAAGTGCTGCTGCTGCCGTCGTCTGACCAGTACCACCGTTTGTAATGGCAAGGGCGCCAGTGACCGCAGATGCGGAGCTGACGTCAACTGCGCCAAACGCAGGTGCGCCGCCGCCGCTTGGGACACGAAGAACCTGATTGGCAGTTCCCGCAGTCGTCGCGGCAAGTGCGCCAGTTCCTGCGCCAATGATGACGCCGTTGCTGGTAAGTGTCGTTGCACCAGTACCGCCGTTGGCAACTGGGAGCGTGCCGCTTACTTCAGTTGTAAGCGAGACGGTGCTTCCCGTTGTCAGCGCATCAGTTCCGCCTGTGGACTTAACGATACCAGCGGTAAACGTTGCTGCACCAGTACCGCCGCGAGCAACACCGAGGGTGCCGCTTGTAAGCTTATCGGTGCTGTGGCTTGGGATGTCCGAAGCGACAAGCGCTCGGAACGATGGGGCGGAGGGCCCGCCAGTTGCTGGCCCTGCGAAGACGGTGTTATCAGAAGCGGTTGTTGCTCCAGTACCGCCCTTGGCAACTGGAAGAGTTCCAGTTACTGTTGAGGTTGAGACATCAACAGCGCTGGTTGCAAGCTTTGCTGCAGTAATCCCAGCGTCCTTGACGCGAAGGGTGTCAGAGGAAATCTCAATGGTTGAGTCATCAACGTTGACCGCAAGGTCAGTTCCAGTGAGGGTAAGTCCAGCTCCGCCCGTAATTGAGCCAGAACCAGAGAACTGCGTAAATACAAGTGCAGTAGTGCCAAGCGTAATTGGGTTGTCGGTAGTAATAACCCAACCAGTGTTTCCGTTGGCGGTTCCCTCTTCAACGAAGGTGAAGAGCCCTGCGGTTACCTCTACGCTTGCGTCGGCATCGGTTGCACGAACTGCAGCACCAGAAGACTGGACAACGTAGATACCGTTTTCGGAACCAGTTGACTGATTCTTAACAAGGACGCGGTTGCCAGTGGCAAGCGTAATCCCGTCAATTACATCTCCGTTTTCAAGGGCGGTGGACAGTGCGACGTTTGCAGTCGTGGCGACTCGTACGGACGCCTTAACATCAAGGCCAGATGCCACCCCGTCAACGTACGCCTTGGTTGCTGCGTCGGTTGCGTTAGTGACAGATCCCGAGATGCTTACGCTGGTTGCGCTAACGGTTCCGGCGGTAAAGTTTCCAGAAGCGTCGCGCTTAACAATCGTGCTTGCGGTGTTGGCATCAGTTGCGTTATTAACAAGCGTATAGTGAGCAGCGGACATTGAGCCAGCTGCGGCGCCGCTTGCGGCGGAAATAGAAATGGTGACGGTTCCGCCCGAAGTGGACTTCTGGATTGGCCCAGTTACATCGATGCCGTCAATGGAGCCGACAGCCTCCCAGGTAGCGCCGTTGTAGACCAATAGGCCGACAGCACCGTCGTTGGAGTCTGAGTTGTAGTAGATTTGACCGGTAGTAGGACTTGCAGGTGGGGTCGCAAGAACCTGAATGACAGCATTGCGTAGCTCATTCTTATTGAGGTCTAGGTAGCTTCTTAGGTCTAGATGCGTCAGTATCTTCACGATGTACTCCTCAATTCAGGTATGCGTAACCGCCAAATGCGCTTACGAATGACACTGTAATAGCGTTATCGGAGACATACAATACCTCTCCGATCTGGACATTCCCCCCGCTGTCTACAATTGTTACAGCAGGACGGCAGTTAAGGTTGTGGACAATGCTCCAAGTGTTTGATGGGCTAGCTTGATTGTGGGTATACGTTGCGTGGGCGTTATCTGGCGAAAATCCAGCTGCAATGCTGGCCACATTGCTGCTTGTGCTAACTGAAACTTGGCTTACGCTCTCCGTTACGGTTATTTCGCTCACCTTGTCACCTCGCCGGTGATATCAAACTTTCCAGAAAGAATCTTTTTGACAAATCCGCCAGACTCGATAACTTCCAGGTCGTAAACATAGCTTCCTGCCGGAATACGTGCCATTGCAGAGGCAGAAATGCTTATGACAATTGTGCCCGCCGCACCGCCAAGGGTCAATCCGCTGCTTTGGGTCAGCGTCAAGTAAGCGCTATCCGATGAATACGTTCTACGAACCTGCATCCTGGCGGAGTACCCGGTCAAATTGACCAAGACTGAGCTGGAATTGCGGTACGTAACGGTAGTCAAATAGTCGCTGCCCTGTTCCGCGGTGATGTCATAGATGGAAAGTGCCATGCCCGAATACTAGGGCAAATACGGTTAATAGGCAACGATTTTAAGTTCTACCCGCCAAGCGTCTTCTTGAGCTCGTTAAGGCTTCTGGCAGCCTTCTCAAACGCTATCACTTGCTGCTCAATGGCGTCCACGAGGTTTTTGCTCAAGGCGGCGACCTGAATCATTGCCGTGGCCTCCTCGTACTCAATCTGAGTAAGCCGGTTTCGGATCTTGGTATATGCCTTGCTTCTCATCGGAACCCCAGATGAGGCGTAGCACCTCATGGTTTCCGAGGTCAGCCCGTATGTCTGGGCAGCTGCGGCGCAAGCGTCCTTGATAGACCTGTACTTTGGGAAATCTTTTGCCAGGAGCCTTTGTAGGTCCCCTCCGTCGATTGGGTCTCTTGACATCATAACCTCAATAGTAGTCGGAACACGATGCAAAATATCCGCATTCGCATCGAAGCTTACATTTTTCATCTTTCATTGTCTTGCCGCAATTTAGGCAAGTTCGCACCATATCTTCGGGGGAGCTGGGGTAATCATAGCAAAGATCACCATGCTGCTCATCCTGGCACACGGTTTCCTTTGCGTTATTGCTATCCATTCCATGTAATTATATCCTAAAACCTATCGCATTATATCTTGGAACAAGATGATATGGTATATTGACGTCATGGCTAAACGTGGTCGCGTAGGGGCTGAACAGCTTGCCTCTCTCCGAGAGAAGATTAAGGGTCTGCATCTTCAGGGCGTTCCGACACCTGAAATTGCAACTGCTGTTGATCTCTCCCCAGAGACAGTTCGTAAGCATATCTACGCCATTAGAAAGCAGTGGTCCGAAGAGGGGCCCGACTCAGCCGCCAACAGGCTAGAGTTGATTCAGCGTGCCAATCTTATTGCCAAAATGGCTGCCGGCGGTGCCGCCAGAGCCAGGGGGACTAAGGATGAGGCAACATTCCTCAAGCTTCAGCTAGAGGTCATTGATAGGATCGCTAAGCTCACGGGGTCGTATGCAAGCGAGCGGCAAACAGGCGACACAAACGTTGCAATACAAATTAATAATACCGTTCACGAAATAGACCAGCTTGCGCCAGGGGACCTAGCAGCTAGGCTGCAGATGTGGGCCTCTGAGATAGAGGGAAAGGCAGTGCTCCTTGAGTCAAGCCCAGACGGTCAACCAGAGATATAGGGATTGGCTTCGGGTTAAGGCCGCAACCTCCGACGCTGCATTTGCAGAGTATATAAGCGGACTTGTCTTCCCCAAGCACCTGAGAGAGATGGAAGCGTTTCTCGACGAGAATGACCGAGCGCTTGTGTTGATGCCCAGAGGTCACGCCAAGACCACCCAACTCATCCACCGTGCCGCTCGCGTTATTGGTGCTACTCACGGAAAAGTTCGCATTGGCATTTTGACTTCCGTAATGTCTGACGCCCTTGCCCGATCAAGGGCAATAAAGACAATCATTGAGTCTCCGCATTTCGCTGAGGTGTTTCCGTGGGCGAGGGAGGGCGTTGTCGGATCTAAGTGGACCGATGAGGTGTGGACCGTAAAGGGGGCAAACCTTGGCAAGGACTCCACGTGCTTTGCTGATGGACTCGGCTCTATTAAGCCCGGAGCCCGTCTTGACGTTCTATTTGCAGACGACCTTGTTGGCATGAAGGAAAATGCTACGGCTGTTCAGCGACAAAAGGCAAGTGAAACATATTGGCAGGTTGTTGACCCAATGCTTGTCCCTGGCGCAAAGCGATGGTATATCGGCACTCGATGGCACGAAGATGACTTTTACGCCGAGCTCATGAGGAAAGAGGTTTCTTTCTATCAGCGAAGGGCAGTTGAAGGCGAAAATGTTCTTTGGCCAGAAATGTACACAATGGCCGACATGGAGCAAAAAAAGATGGAGCTTGGAGGACCAATCTTCATGCTTCAGTTCCAAAACGACGTTACCTCAATGGGTGGCAACATTTTCCGCTACGAGTATTTCCAACGGGTTGATAGAGTTCCGGAAGGCGCCAGGAGAATCGGTGTCGACCTTGCGTCTTCCGCAAGCGAGCGCAGCGACTATACCGCTGCGGTTGAGGTCCTGGAGGACGATCAACACAACCTATACATTATTGGCTGCTGGAAGGCGCGGCTACAAGAGGGCCATAAGGCTTGGCTTACTGGGATTGATAACAATAATGAAATGGTGCAAGACGCAGGGCCAAGAATGATGTGGCCGCAACGACTGCTTGGACTGAAGGGCCTAGATATGGAGCTGGACTCTCCACGATTCTTTGAGTCGCTGAACATTGAGGCAGTTCAGCACCAGAGCACGTTTGTGCGTGAAATTCTTTCTACTACCAGGCTTCCGGCTCGACCTATTCGCCCCGACAGGGATAAGGTCACTAGGTCTAGGGCCCTTTCGGCAAGGTATGAGGCCGGGAAAGTGTTCCACGTTAACGGAGCCCCAGGCATTGAGGACCTAGAGTCTAATATGCTGGCGTTCCCAAACGGGACCCATGACGACCTGGTTGACGCTCTTGTGTATGCTGCCGACCTTGGTGGCGACGGGTTTTATTTCACCTCGGCAAAGAGGTACTAGAACCCTTCTTCTATAATTGGCTGAGACTGAATCCTTGCAAATACTGGCATTCCCGGCTCTATAAAAGCGCCCTCTACGTTGAACGATATGTACTCGTCAGCTTCTGAGTAGAAGTTTTCTTCTTCCATCTCCGAGGTTCTGGAGCCAACCTCAACGTGGTCGTCACTCATTTGCTTTGCCAATCGTTCAACCATTTTATTCCTATCGTAAATTGCAACAGTCTTTGGTCCATCGCTTCCATGAAAAATAGACCCGTGTCCTATAAGGCAATCGTCCCACCCATCGGCATAAAGAACATCATCAAGCTTTTCCATTTTCAGCTCCTATACTCAAACGTGCGCTTCTTTCCACAAGGAACGCAGTATGTTGTTGCATGATTTGGGGATATAGTATTAGATACAATCTTATCCCTATCCTTCTCAATGGCCCCGCATCCGCTGCAAATCCACCCGCCCCTTCGATTCATGTCAACAACCACTAGTCGGTATTGCCATGACTTCTTTGAGGGGTCCGGGTTTTGCCTTGTCTCAATAATATAGCCGTCCTTCCTAAGCTCCTCAATCCTGGCGCCGAATCTTTCTCCTCCTACCGTGACGTCCAAGAGGAGCTTGGAATCTACCCATGTATTCTTTTTGTCTTGGAGAATTTTTAATATCTCCTGCTTCTTGCTAATCACTTTGACTTGTACCTTAGATTTGTAATTGCATGGTTCGCCCATGAGTGAACGAAAAGCTCACACCCATTTATAGTTGGCTGCTGGAATGTCACCGAAATGCGATTGTCGCCGATATTCATACCGGCATGACCATGAAACTTCCTTGTTTTTGAGTTCTTTGCGATATAGCAAAACCCCTCGCTGCTCTTTGACATTGATCCCTCTTCTACGGTAGCGTTAGAGGCTACGACGTCGAGGAACCCGGCAAGGGAGTCTGCAGCACTTCTTGCCTTACTATTCTCAACCGAATAGTCTCTATTTGTCGGGGTAGGATCTGCCCACCCGGCAGAGCTATTCCTCTTTTTCACTTGGGCTCCCAATGTTCTTATACGCGATCCGGGCGTCACTGGCGGCATCGTCTGCGCTTTGGGATGTCCCAATTCCGTAGACATACCTGCTCCCCCTGCCAATAAGCGCCCACATCCACATTCCGCTTTCGTCGTCACGATTAAACACTGTCCAGATTTGTGGCTCTGTCATATGTCGCCCCTTCGTGCTGCTTCAATAATTGTCATGAACGATACGTTCAGGCCATCCACATAGCCGCGATTGTATTCCCCTTCGTATTGCTTTTCAATCATTGACTTCCTTTTTTCTTCGATATGTTCAGACAGTTTACGTAATGCATCAATTTTTCCAGCAATTCTGCCCTGGTGCGCGGCTGCTGCAAGTATGTCTGCCATTCCGTTCTTGCTCATTGCTGGCCCTTCAGCTGGTACTTGCTAAAGGCGCGGAGTGGGCACCCCTTGTCCCAGCAGTACCCGCCCTCTTCGGGGGTTTCTCCGGCGCAAACACCGCACATCTTGTCAATTGCCTTCTGCATTAACTCGCCCTGCTTTGCCGACTGCAGCATTTTCTTTGTTGCGGGTCGACTCGGTGAGGACATCTTTATGCGCTGAATGATTTGGTTTGCTTCGGTGCGGTTCTTGGAGGCAATATGCTGAATAAAATCCAGCAGGAACTTGTCGGTTATCCTGCGATGGCCATACAAGAACGCTAGCACAGAGCTTTTGCTGTATCCATTGAGCTCAGTTGCCAGCTTTAGGGCGGCATCTCGCTTGGTCATTCCCGGGTACAGCTCCTTGAGCTCGTACGCAAACTGCGTATAATCCAGCTCAATCCTATCTTTTTGCTCAGACACGTTATCGATTTCCAATTTCCGACTTTAGCGGCCGCCCCCATTTACCTCTTCGTAGCGCAATCGCAATCAAGGCGTAGTTGGCAATGTCAAGAAGTGTGTCTTCAAGGGACTCCTCTTCGTCGTCGTCCATAGGTGCCAGCTTTACCTGTCCGCCAACGATTGTTCCGTTCATAAACTTCTTTGCCCTTGCCACCTTATCGTGCGCAATTCTGCTGATCACGCCGTGCAGTCCAAGCTGCTCGATGTTTGAATCTCCATATCGCGCCTGCTTCTGACAGAGCAGCTGAAACGCCTCGTCGTAAATTTCTTCAAAGGTTTCTTCGAATGTTTGCTGCTTGCTTGTCATCTTCCCTCCTAGGAAATCTTCTTCATGTGTTTTAGCGCTCGTGCGATACCCTCGTCCAGGTCAATCTTTGGCTTGTATACCTTTGACATTTCAGTGGTATCTGCGACGCGCCAGTTGACGCCTTCGGGCTTATCCTTAAGCAATTGGTACTTTGGGAAATATCCAGAGTGCTTGGCCACCATTTCCGCTAAGTCCATAAAGCTTGTAGCATGGCCTGTTCCTATGTTTAGTGGACCATCATACTCCATCGATACCGCTGCTTCAACACAGCCAACAACGTCAGAGATATGAACGAAATCTCTCGTCTGCGTTCCGTCCCCCCATATAACAAACGGGTTGTCTCGGTCAAGGCCACGCTTAATAAACGAAGGAAATGGGTAGTCCAATGCCTGGTCTTCTCCGTAGCCGGAGAATGGACGGAATATGTGAACCTTAACACCCTCAGCTTTTGCAAATTGAGCAAGGTATTCTCCGGTGAGCTTTGACCACCCGTACGTCAAGTCTGGATTTCTGATGTTGTTAAGGTTGATGTCGGCCTCCTTGAGCTTCTGGTGCGCTTCTTTTCTTTGCAAATCGATTGGGTATGCTGCAGAAGAAGAGAAGTACACGACCCGCGGCTGCTTTGTCCTAATAACCCACTGCCACATCTCCGCATCGATTGAAAGGTCTACTGCAACAGACAGCGGATTTCCCTCAATCTTTGCCCTTCCGCCAACGACGGCGGCAAGGTGTACCACGAGGTCAAACTTAGTGTGGTTGGCAAAAGAAAAGAACTTCCTTACGTCCAATGCATCTACGATGTCTACCCCAAGAACCTTGTGACCCTGGTCCTCATAGAACTTTTGGAAGTGGCGACCAACAAAGCCCCTGTTGCCAGTAATTAAAATGTTCATAGCCCCAGTATCTTTCTAATGTCATTAGAGAATTGAGTTGTCATGTAGCGATGAAATGACTCCGAATCAATTGCGTACATCGATTCATTGTTTGTCTCCATATATGTTGCGTCTGGCTTGGACTTTCCGTTGAGGTGATGCATGTGCTCAATAATTATGTCTTCACGGTATCTTAGGTTACCAAGCGACTTTCCAAGCTCAAGCCAGAAGTTGTCCATATACATGTGCACAAGCACCGGCGGAACCATATAGCCTATTTTCTTAACAATTGATGACGACATCACTACGGCTGTAGGCAGCAGATTCCCTTGCAATAGGTCGTTGCCGTAAGCAACCCCCGCATCTGGCCCAATGGCCTCGGCAAGGGTCCTATCCCAGCCCACAGTCCTTGGTCTATGGTCATCCCCCATGAATGCTAGGTAGTCATATTTATCGGCGTTTCTGGCCGCTATGAGGTTAAGCGTTCCGCCCATGCGAAGCCTTGGGTTTTTTTCGGCCCTAGCCAACACTTCGTCGGAGTATTGAGACTCGTCATCGTCGTCTAGGCCAAATATTATTTCTGCAATTTCAGAAGTCTTCTTGAATTCCTCAAGCAGCTGGTCGCACGACTCTGGCCTCTTTCGGCTTGGAACGATAAGCAACATGCTAGACATTTACGCTCCTGTACTTCATGTCCATAAGCCACTGTGCCTCAAGCTCAGATAGCCGGACAAACTCTCCCTCTGGGTTCTGCCCGCCAAACATGACGGCGTAGGGCTCTTCATCATCGATCCATCGTGGGGACAGGGTGATGAGCACATTAAACGCCGATGCCCATAGGTACCAGATTGCCGAAGCCTTTTGGCTTGGCGGGGTGGATGATTCCATGACTGGACTATACCACAAGGCTTGTAGATTGCACCAAGATTGACCCGGGCAGCTCCTGGGCATACCCTAATTGCTCGGGCATGGTCCCGGTATGGAGAGGTTATATGTCTGTAAAGAATAATGTAAAGACCGCAACCAAGTCAGCGCCACCGCGGGTTGTTTCGACCAGGCACAGCTGCGCCAAGTGCGAGGCAGCCATTATGTCTAACGACATTGCCTCATGGCTTCATGTCTGGTATGAAGGCTCTGCATCTAAGCGCTCGACCATGCGCCAGTACCACAAGAAGTGTGCCCCATCTGTCAACGCAGAAACGAGCAAGTCGAGATGATTGCAGAATACGTACCTTTTGACGAAAATGCTGAACCTGCCGAAGAGGAGTGCGGAGACATATGCGGCCTTGCTCTGGCGGAGCGCGTTTGTGAAGTTTGCGAGGATGTATACGTTGCGTGCTACGAGCACGAGCGGTGGGTTCTGACCTGCGAAGTTTGCCGTGAGGTCTAAGAAAGAAGAGCGCAATCAGGAAATTTGCGCACTCTTCCTTGAAGGATATACCGCCAATGATATTGGCAGGATGTACGGAATTAGTAAGCAGCGCGTTTCATTTATACTGCACGGCCTTGGGATTCGAGCGGACGAAGAATTCACAACCGTGATTTTGCCAGATCCGTATATTGTTGGGATTGATTTTGGCGATGACCTTAGCTCCACGATGATGGACTGGTCCGGGAAACAAATTCTCCCCCAGTTTGACGAAGTTATACTAACAACCCCAGAAACAATCCACGGCTCCCTGAGGAAGCTTGGAAAGATGGATCATGTTGTTGCATATGTTCCAGTTGCTGAGGGGGCTGCAATTCCCGGTCGTGAAATCAAATCGAGCTGGCTGGTCTATGCCTACCCGATGCAGGAGTCTCGCTTTAAGAATTCTTGACGTACTTTGACATGTCGCTGACCGCCATGGCATCAAAATACATATCGATAAACCCAACATGGCCAGTCTTGGCATCAATCTTTGCCTTTAGGGTTACCCCTGCCTCTTTTGCCAACATGCAAAATCCAACGTCCTCTCCCGAATAGGTCAGCGAGAGCTCGTCAAACCTGTAGCCAAAGAACTTATAAAGAAGTCGCTCTTTCTTTTCCGAGTAATACACGGCTGAAGGGTCGTGATCCATAATTTTCTGGATGGCACCCCTACTAACTAGCATGATACCAGTGCCGATCCATGGAACGTCTACTAGCCCGTTGTCGTCTGGCTGGACGGTATCGTTTTCAATTCCAAAGTTTGCGTCTCCGAGGATTGAAGTAATCTGCTCAACCGGGAAACCGGGGTTGTCCCTAACGAACTTTATTGCTCGCTCCCATTGCGGGAATTTTCTGGAACAGGGGAATCCAATAATTGAGTCACCAAGAACCTTGAGTGCGTCTACTACGTCAGTTGGCTGATAGGTAATGTCAGCGTCAACCAGCAGCACGGCCTCGGCATCACTTTCAATAAAGTCCTGCATCAGGTGGTTTCTGGCGCTAAACAGAATAGAGTTTCCTTTGTGGAACCTTGCGCTGCAATTTACTTTGTTTTCAAAAAGTCGACTCTTAAGCCCGACCAAAGAAGAGACGTATTCGATGCTCACTTTGCCGTCGAGGCTCGGGGTTACAACCAGAAGCTTCTTGATCCCCTCCATCAGTTGAGCTTCTTCCCTTGTGCGCGTTGTGGCTTTACCGGAGCCTTTGCCTCTTCTCCTGCAGTTTCTTGATTTGCGTGCAGGTGCCGGTGCAGCATCTCAATGGCTCCAATGTCCGATACGCCCTCGATCCATCCCTTCCTTCGTGCCTCGTTAATCTTGACCGTTGCGCCAGACGAGACTATCAGTCCACTCAAGAAAAATCCTGCGCCGAAAATTATGATTCCCGTTGTCAGGTCCATTACTCCTCCGATGCCAGCGCGCGAAGCGCTTGTAGATCGTACCGCAAGCTGATTTCTGCGCTATGCGATGTCTCTCCGTCAACCTTCACAAACACCTTACCACCTATTGATCTCCAGTCGTCGCAAAAAGTGTAGTCCTCACCAATGAAAGTTTCATCTCTCCTGCCGTACCTGAAGTATTCAATGGTCCTGGTCTTTTTTCCGTTTACATATTCATAGTACCACCGTTCTGGAAATGCACGCGCATACCTCTCCAAGGCCCGCCTGGAAATAACCATGCACCCGGTGCCAGCATGCGTTGCCTCCATGAGCCCAAGCATTGCCTCTTCTTCGTTTGGCAAAGGGGCATCAGGGTCAAGAATAAAGTTTGGCTGTCCAAGAACCGACTGAATTGCCGCGGCGTCAACGTCAGGCCTTGATCTAACCAAAGCAACTGCTCGTTCCCAGTCAACACTGCGCTTGATGCATGGGAGCGCCACGATATCCTTGCCGGAGGATAGCGCGGCCATAACTCCTTCCCATTGCACCGAAATATCTGCGTCAAGGAAAAGCATATGTGTCGCGGTCGCCTCTTCCATAAATTTTGCGACGCATCGATTGCGAGCTGCAACCAGCATTGAATTTCCGATTACAAACGACCAATTAAATGGTATGCCGATTCTTTCGCAGGCCCGCTGAATCCCCAGAAGTGAATTGACATATCCATGATTTACTTTCCCGTCGATGATCGGAGTTATTGAAAGTAAAGAGATTGGCGCGGTCTGGGGGGCAGCTCCGTGCTCTTTTCTCAGTTGCTTTCGTCGTGATTGCTTTCCCACTTTCACCTCCGGGACGGACAGCATACACCATTTTTTTGCGTGCGCCGCCCCCGTTTTTGGGGGAAGGGGGGGGAACCTTTAAGGCGGGGGGGGCTGGGGGGCTCAGGAATCTGGGGATCTGGG